ACTAACTTCAGACTCGACCAAAGAGCAAAAAATTGCAGCAGTATCAGGAATCATTGGTGGTATGGGTATTGGTTTCGTCGCAGGTGCTTTAACAGGAGCGCAGCTGGGTGTTTGGTTTGGACCTTGGGCTGCTCTTATAGGTGGTTTGCTTGCTGGTGTTGCTTTTGGCTTTGGCGGGGAATATCTTATTAGAGCTATGGTAGAAGCTTTCTTTGAAGAGCCAGAAGCTAAGCAAGCAAGATACAAAGAAATGCAAGAGCACCAAGCAGAAGCTATGAGACAAAACGGATCATATGCCGACTATCTGGGCGCTATGGAAAGATTACAAATGGGCGGTGCAACTGCATTCTCAGATTCAGGCTTTATTCCAAATCTAGGATTTGGACAAGGTCGTTTGCTTGGAAATTCTAAAGGTAACTATTTCATGGGAATAGACGGTCAATTGTACCGTCAGGATGGACAGACTTATCGAGTTGAAAGAATGTCATTCGGTGGCGCTGGCCAAGGTAATGTTGTAATCAATGCACCTCAAATAAGTGCGCCTGTCGTGAATAATGTAGAAGGTGGGAAGTCGGCCAACTATATTCAGATGGCCTCCTTCGGTGGTGGCGGGGGCGGCTTTGGAAGCGACGACCCCTACAACCTATCATTTATTTCGTAGAATCACCTTTATCAGAAACGAAGGAATACATTTCTTTCGCTTTAGACATAAGCTCTTCTACAGAATACATTTCAATGTGCTTTTGAAATTCTTCCATCTGCATCTTACCTGCATCCATCATTTTTTCAGCAAATGACACGTTCATGTGATACTGCTGATCCATATAATCTTTTGCAAGTGTTAGCATTTCTGAACGAATTTCAAATGGGTTTTTATTAGCCATAACTTTCTCCTTTGTGTATGTATGTGTTAGCCAATCTGGGTGAATATCATAATAACCTGGATTACATATATTCATTTTGTTTTCCTTTTAAAGAAATGGGGAGCTAACCGTGGCTCCCCGCGGATTCGTTACGGAATCACCCGTTTAGAAGTTCTGGAGCTCGACTGATTTCAATCTTACGAGGCTTCTTCTCTTCTGGAATCACATTCTCCAATTCAATTGTCAAAATGCCATCTGTAAAATGTGCACCACGTACGACAATCGTATCTGAGAGTGTAAAGGTACGACGGAAGTGGCGTGCTGAGATACCTTTGTGTAGGTATGTGCGCTCTTCCTCATCCTTCTTTGTCCCTTCAATATATAGAACACCGTCTTTTAGTTCGATGTCTAGTTCATCTTCGCCAAAGCCTGCGACCGCCAATTCAATGGCATAGTTATCGTCGTCGATCTTTGCGATATTATATGGGGGATAATTAGTTTGACCCGGTGTTTGTTCTCTCATTCTTTCGATCATGCGATCAAAACCGATGAAAAGTGGGTCATTGAGCATGTCTGCTCTAAAGCTACGTGTATTCATTGCTATCTCCTTTATTAAGCAAGATTTATAATAAGGGAACCCATTAGGCATTCCCTATATTATTTATATCACATTATTTAGGAGATGTCAACTTTTTTTTCAAGAATTGCGTGTGCAATAATGTCCCCGTTCTTAAGGGCAACTAAACTGTCACATGTATTCTTGACTATCAATTTAATTTCAGAAGTCTCTTCTACAATCTGAACACACGAAGCGAGAACAAGCGATTTCTTAAGTGCCCAATCCTCTTTAATAAAAATCTTTGCAATATATCCTTCCGGCACTTCAAGAGTCTGCCCTGTTGGAATAATTGCTCTTACATCTGGAATCAACTGCATTGCATCCGGATCGGGTCCGAAGCCTTTTACGTGCAGTTTTTGTCGTTTATTCCAATTATTATAAGTATCAACAAAGTCTCCATGCTTTAAGGAGACGGCAATATCAATCATCATTTTTTTCCTATATTGTACTTAGCCTCTAAGTTCCATTCATTTTTCTCTTTGTGAGATAGAATCTTAATTTGATTAAGCTGAGCAACTGGATCTTGAGCTTTCTCCGTATTTACAACTGAGATGAGATCCCATTCCTCAAGCAAGTTTACGATAGTATTTCTTCTAGCCTTATCTTCTTCTGAGAAGGTGTCTTTCTTTCCGTCTAGGATAAACAACTCTTTAAAATGTAGAATTGCATAACGACCTTGTTTGTGAAGAATATGGCAAGTTTGATATAAAGTCTTATCTTTACGAGATGAAATACCGATTCGTGTTAGGGTTTCTTTGACTTTTAAAAAGCTATCTGGCGAGGGAAGAGAGATCTCAATTCCTACCCCCTTAAAAATATCTTCTTGCATAACCACAGCATCCTTATTATTGTTATTATTATCACGATGCTCACCATGACCATCCAAACAATATTTATATTTTTCACACTCCCCCTGTGACAAGTTTGCTATGTATATATTTCATATCTTCTTTACTCAAAGCTTTCTGATACATCTTTGCTACGGTACGGTTACACTGATAGACCTGTTGGATTGCATCTAAGTCTGCATCTTTATCGGCCTTTGGCCACTTTGAGAAACGTTTACGCTTGCGTAGTGCTCCACGATAATATTGAAACTGAGCGGCATGGAACATATGAGCTCGTTGATTCATTTCATTCGCATGTAAGATAGTATCCTCGAAGTTTGCGAAACCACGATTTACCATATAAGGAATATATTGCTTTTCAATCAGTTCTGGATTTTCGTTATTGTTAATCAGATCTTCCTTCGAGAAAGAAGCTGCTGTCATAAAATCAAATGGGTTATAGTCCTTCGCCACGAGCTTCCTCAATCTTTTTCAAAATATCATTTAAATCATCTGCACAAGTAGGGCAGGCTTTTAATTCAAGAGGCCCTTCACTTGTATCTAATTTTATACTAAACAAGTCAGCTTTGTCAACTGTTTTTTCACAATAAAAGCAAGTATGCTTTTTAATGAGACGTTTCATCCATTCGCTCATTTACCACTCCGGCGCTGAATAATCTTTGTGCAATTTATATGAAGCTATTCCATCTAATCCATAAGATGGGCAAACGTGAATGTATTCAGGCAAACCTAAATCGTCTTTCTCACCCGCTTCACCACAAATAAAGTATGCACCAGTTTTTTCAGGTGAGCTATGCTTCCAAATTTTTAAGAGCTTTTGGTAAAGCTGATATTCATTATCACTAATTTCAACCATCATCTTCTTCCCAATATCTACAATAAAAATGATTGCCACATGCATCAATCTCGTGCTGCGGATAACCTTCGCTCAACAGCCAAGGAAGGATACTTTCATCTTCGCCTAAGTCTGCGGGTAAAGGTTTAGGAAAACCATACTTCCAACCGCTGGGCGGATCGCACATCATCACTTTAGCCATTTCATACTACAATATCAACGAATTGTCCCTGTGGTTTCTCATCAATCACTCGACCAGCATGGTCGTAACGGGTCCATTGAACGGTTTCAACCCATGTCACTCCAGTCGGTGTTTCAAGATGTTTCGTTTGTGTTACCTTAACACCATGAACAGTAGTATTAGTGGTGTAGTAATTACTTGTTGTAATCTGTGGCATGATGCCATATACTTCTACGTTATTCATTTAAAGGATGTCTCCATCATGATTTCAGTGAGGCATGCAACCATATTTATCTCAAGATCAGCGACAAAGTTTGCTTTGTACATATAGTCTGCAAGAGTTACGATAAAGCCTGGCTGAGATCTAAGTTCGACCTTATCATTGGCCATATCATAGATACGACGGAACATCTCGTTCATATCTTGATCTGAGTTCTTTGCAACCCACTTACGCATGTTTGTGAAGTCTTTACTCTTTAGAAGTTTAAAGAGTTCATCAAGGGATTCTTGTTTGAGATTAACAAAGATACCTTCATCAATAGCGCCAGAAGCGGAGTAAGATTGCAACTCTGTAAGTACACGTCGAAAATCAGGGAAGTGTTTTTGGATTACTTTTGCAACAACTGCTTTATCATACGCAACGTTTTCTTGTTCAAGAATAGCTTCAACACGGCGTAGGAATTGCATCGCGAGCTTTGGCCGATCGGATTGCTCAATAGTAAAGTCAACCTCTGACAAACGAGAACGAAGTGGAGAGATTATACGATTTTTAAAGTTACAAGTAAAGATGAACCCGCAGTTGCTTGAATATTCTTCAATAAAGTTTCGAAGTGCGGGTTGAACATTTGCTGCGTTGAGATAGTCCGCCTCGTCAAAGATGACGTATTTTCTACCACCTGTGAAGGAAACCGCTGAGGCAAACGTGGAGATATCATATCGGAGGGTATCGATATTGACGTTAAGTGAGCCGTTTTTAATAATATAATCGCAGCCAAGTTCATCGAGCATAGCTTTTGCGATTGTAGTTTTTCCAACACCTGGACCGCCAGTGAGTAGTAAGTTAGGAATAGATTTATCTGCTACAAATTTTTTGAAAGCAGATTTAGTTTTGTCTGGTAGAATTGTGTCGCCAATTACCATTGGCCTGTACTTCTCTACCCAAAGTACTTCATTTGCTTTTGCGTCAATAGACATTCAATCACCATCATCATATAAAAAGAAATGAGGGGGCCAAAGCCCCACTCATTATTGTACCACTTTGTCAGCGAGTGGTGCGTCCTCAGGTACATCCGGAGCTGGAGCATCGGCTGCCGGCATGTTACCATCGGGAGCTCCTTGCGGAGCATTCTGTTGTAGGAACATTTCGATTTTGTTACGAAGCATTCCAATAATTGCCATCTCGTTACCGGCTACTGCGCCGCGGCGAGACGCAACATCTACAAACTGTACAACAGTTGCTAGATCCTGAAGAGAAAGTTGGATCGGTTGAGGTGCTTGTGCCTCGGGTGCTTGAGCTGCTTGAGCTTCATTCATAATTTGTTATCCTTTCTGATAAGTCGACTTAGTATCAATTGCCACGAAGTACGTGGCGTCCGTACCCTTGAACTCAGAGATTCCCTTTGCGCAAAGAGAAACTTTGTAATCCTGAGGCAAGAGCTTAAGATTATCGGTTTTAATGATAATCTTAAATTCATCAGATGTAGTGCCGATTTCAACACCATAATCATCAGAATTTTGGTTGTTGCTATCAATAGCTTTCAACCAGATTTTCCCTTCGGTCCCTACAAAGGCTACCTCAGCGAATTGCAACACGCCAGCAGCCTTAAGAACAGACTGTAGGTCTTCCCAAGAAACATCAACAACTACATCCAGAGATGGCAGTTGAATCTCTTTTTCGGGAGCTGCATGAATCATTGATATGTCAGCGTAAACATATTTCGTCTTACGACGACCATCGTTGATCATAAAGTATTTATCATGAAACTCTACGTCGGGATCCTTGTAAAGTGATAAAATTGACAAAAATCTTGACAAATCATAGATACATGCTTGAGATGGGATCTGATCTGGGATAGTTGCAGACGCCACCAGTGTCTTTTCAGGTGTTACTGTTTTAAGTATATCACCGGGTTTCATAAGAATCGACTTGTTGATAGTCGAAAAACTCTTAAGAATGGTAAGAGTACGTTCACTAAACTTCATTATATAAGCTCCTTACAAATTTCACATTATGTATTAATTTTACTACGTTTTTTGGATTTTGTCAACTGTTTTTTATTGGCATAAGTCTTACGATTGCTTTTACTGTCTGCGGTGGCTGACACGCCGAGAGAACCAATAGCAGCCATATTACCTTTAAAGATATACGTGCCAATGTGATTGAGGTGCATCCAAGGGCACATAATCACTTTCATACCGATGTCACGAGCTTTCTTACAGAAGAAGTAGTCCTCTGATAGATAACGACGCGATTCCGGATCAATTACACAGTCAAAGAAAGCTGTGATATCTCTTGAACCATCAAACTTGTCTGTACGAACGTGGTCTGGTTTGTATTGAAGTTCAGGATAGGCATCACGATATTTCTCAAGTGTTTCTCTTGGAATACACATAAAGCCTGTGCCACCTTCACCAATCTCAAGTGGTTCACCAACGTTAAACGTATCTAACTTCTTAACAGGATTGAATACGTAGTCTGCTGTATAGTTATCAAGATCGAATGGATTGTCGTCACCTTTACCAAGTTGTGCAGCCTTAGCAACCTTTTCCCATGCGATTGTTTTCTTAGGATAAGGTCCTACAACAATATTATGATTCTCGGCGTCTGCTAGGTTTACAGCAATCAATCCTAGAACATCCTTAGCATTAAATGCGATGTCTGAATCGATGAATATAAGGTGAGTACAATCAGATCTGAGGAACTCATCTACAACATAGTTACGTGCCCTCTGAATGAGGCTCTCGTTAAAGAGATAATAGAAACGGATAGGAATACCATTTGCTGCACACATCATAGCCAGGTCGTTACAGGACTTAGCATATGAGCCTGAGCAGTTACCACCGTACATCGGAGTACCGATAAAGAGCTTCTGCTCTTTGAGTTTGTCTAAAGAGATTTCAATTTTCATATTTCTACTTGCTCCATATCATTTTCTGCTCTATGAATAGCTTGAATCCGAAGGATGTCTGCTGCAACATCATGTCTGCTATCATGAGCACTAAATACTTTTTCCCATTGCTCAGTATCTGCAACGGGTACGAATCCATTCTTTGTTGTAAAGTTAAACTTCGCATCAATAAATGTACGAGTATCACGTATACGCCAGTAAGGAATGTACTCGTTTAGAAACTTGTCCTTGCCTACGGCCATTGCCATATGATCTAGAATAACTGGATCAAAACCGTTTGAACGGCTCCACCAGTAATCAACTTTATCTTGAGTACGAAGATATCCGATCATCTGCTCAATAAACTGTGGTAGCTTAAGATCATCTGGCTTTGGTTTTAAAAGCTTACGAACTTCTGGTGCTTGCTGTAGCCACCAATCAAGATCTGACTTTTGATATTCAAAGTCATAGTTCTTCATTTGATCTTGCAAATCAAGTTTTGCTTTTTGAATGATACCTAAAAGTTCTTGAAAAGAATAAGGCTTATCAAGAAAGCGATCCCATACAAATGTTGTATAAGAACACTCAATGCCAGGCGCCTTACGAGCACACTGGCCAATTGTTTCAAAGTCTAGGATAAAGTCAGTTCTCATAGAAAAGCCTCAAGTGTAGTAATGTTTTCTTGATATTCAAGCTTCTGAGTACCATTATACTGCAAAATGTAATCGGTGTCAACCATTTTTCTTAGACCTTTAAGTGTTGCTAGAACCTCTGTGGCCATGTCTGTGGCTGTTTGCACGGGGACATTTTGGCAAATATGATTTGCTACCTTAGGGCCCGCATCGACCAATTCAAAGTCTTCTGGCAATCCCATGATAGACATAGCTTCTCGGTAATTAATAAATCGATCTTCATCAGGATGAGTAAGCATAGTAGGATAGTGGCCAACGAAAGCGCCGATACGATCTTTTGGAACAATGACACCTCTTCTCATAATCGACCCACCCTTAGCAAGTTTCTCATGTTTATAGCGGCACTTATCAACTTCTTTCTCAAAACCGTTTGCAGCCATCCAGTCAGCAACTTCATTATAAGTTTTACCTGCTCTTTCGATATAAGAGAAAGAATCCACACCACGAGCTGACGTTGGATCTACATCGCGAGAATGCTCTGTATGAGTTTTGCCTCCTTCAATCTCTTCAAGAATGTACTTATAGTACGGGTTGTCGGAAGGCTTTTTAGTATTGATAGGTTCAGTTTGAAAGTTTGATTTTACATTACGAATTAATTCTTCGATTGGTGTGTACTCACGATTGTAGTATTCAAAGATTGGTACGCCGTTATCTCGTTTCCAGAAGAAATAAAATGAGCGTTCTCGTACCTGTGGAACACCATGAAGTAGAGATCTAGTCCGGTATACACTCATCGTATATCCATTGTCCTTACCAATCTGTTTCAATTGATTACGAACATTAGTTCCAATCTTACCAGCAAATCCTGGAGCGTTCTCGCCCCAGAAACAGTCTGGTCTATAGTCACCAAGAATATACTTTGCAGTCTCAATCATCCATTTGTTGTTTTCGTTGTCGTCACCGTATCCATGTGACATCATTGATAAACCAGCGCATGGACACACTGATGATACAACATTTGCTCTTTCGCCTGGCGGTGGCCTATGTCCTTTATCTAGAACATAATATGGAATCTTGTTGTCGTAATAATTTAGAATATGTCTGTCATTACCAGCAAAAGGTTCATATGACATAAAATGAATTGGAGGTGCACCAAAGGCTCGATGGGAACCAATAGTTTCACCTCCAATTAGTGGTACAATACTTGCGTGGGTAATATCACTCATGCTAAAAACTTTCTCACTGTTGAGAGCGCCGTGCTTACCGCCTGATGCATATCAAGATAGGCGTACAAACCACAACGACCGATAAAGGTCATATGCTCTGGAATTTCTGCTTTATATTTCTTATATAGCTCTCGGTTCTTACCATCACGATCTTTTACGGGATAATAACGTTCATAGTTATTCTCAGAGTAATCGCATGGTTCCTCGAACGTTAGCGTTGTGATATATTTATTATCGCCGTGACAGGGAATATTCTTCCATTCAGTAACACGAGTCTTTGGGCCGTGATGAGTAAAGTTTACAGTAGCGGTTGGTAATGCCCGTGGAATCGGCAGGCTTACAGTCTCAAACTTGATTGAACGATATGGAAGCTTATCATATTTCCATTCAAACCATTCATCAATTGGCATAGAATTAAACACATGATCGTATTCTTTATCCATATGATAATTATATTCAGTATTTAAAGATACAGTTATATTGTGGTGAGTGAGAATGTTCTCAACCATTTTGGTATAGCCATGCCGTGGCATGTACTGTATCTTATCATTTGGAAAGTATTCTTCGTTGTAATCATCACGAATAGGAACTCGATTGATAATATCAGGATTTAGCTGATCGAGTTCAACACCCCACATCTTCTTAGTATATGGTCTGAAGAATACATCAAGAACATTCTCCTCACCTACAATATCTTTTGTTTCACGATTTACTGGTAGCGTAACATATTGGCCATCAGCAAGTTGAGCCTTAACTTTATGTCTATACTCAACCCACTCAGTAAACCGTGAAAGCCATTCAAATACTTCTTCATTATTAGTATGAAATAGATGAGGACCATACTTATGAACTCGAATGCCATGTTCATTCTCATAATCATATGCATTACCGGCTACGTGATCTCGTTTATCAATTACATCTACATTATGTCCTGCTCTTGCAAGCTCACGAGCAACCACACAACCTGATAGACCCGCACCTACTACTAAATACTTCATGCTGCTAATACTCTCTTAAGCTCGTTTCTTTGAATGCTCTGATCCAAAGGATGGTTATCATATAGAGCATCTCGCTGAGCTTTGGCAGTAGCTTGCAATTGAGTAAGATCCATTGCTTCTACGTCTTGTACTCGAAGTCCAGCAAGACCCTCATCTTTATAATACACCATCATTTCTGGTTTGTCACCAATAATAATAGAGCCGGCGTCAGCAACCTGTAGTGGGCGTGCTCGCCACCAACCAGAACCTGCATGAAAGTATCCGGGCATTAAACAGCCCCATTGCTGTTCGAATACTTTCACCATTTCTGGCTCGGTTTTACGCTCTGACTTATATTTACCACGCTTGGCTCCGTAGTAAACAATTTCCCACTTCCAATCGTCAGGTTGCTGCGCCTTGAGCCATTTTCGCGTTTTCTCTTGAACAAGAGACGCAAAATTCCATTTCATTTCTTTTTCTGGTGTATCACCAAAGAAACTATCCAAACCAACACTACCTGTTCCATAACCATTGTCTGCACGGCGATTTAGATGATAAGGATTTGGATTATATGTGTAAACATTTTCTCCTTTCCAGCCAAGTTCTAGTGTTGACATATCACCACCTGCAAAGGCGCTTACAAGCAAACGATTCTCTTTACTGGTGATAATGTTACAAGCATCGATATATTGTTCTTTATAGGACGCTACAGTTTCTTTATCTTCTACACCTTGCCATAGATCAAAGAGATACTGGCGAAATACACCTTCATCGTTTGCTTCGAGCTTCTCTTTATATGTTTCAATAGTGCTATAGATCTGTTTAAACTGCCAATCGTCAAAAGCTAAGATGCAGTTTGGGCGAGCATGTACGGCATACAGTCCGGACCATAGGAATTGACAGAAGGCCTGGATGCTGTGAATGTATACCACTACCTCATCATAGTGATCTAGGTTCTCGCCTAGTCTGACAGGCCGCTGTTCAACCTCATATCCCATATCTTCAAGGCAACGAATGAGTGAATAGTGAGATGGCACAACCTGAAGTTGTTGCTGCAGAAAGAAGTCTTTCGTACACTGCAGCTTATTCATACCTGTTACAAGGATTTTTTTCATTTCGACTCCATATATCTTTTACATTCTTTAAGTTTCATCTCTTCATATTCAATATCATTCAATAGTCTATTTAGTGGTGAAGGATGAGGCATAACAAAGTGTTCAATACCTAGTCTATTTAGCGTTTCTGACACGAAGTTGCCGAGAGCAATAACTCTTTTATAACCATTAATATAACATAGTAGAGTCTCTTTGTCAACCATAGATTGATTGTAAGGTCCGGTTTCGTGAATAACATTGGTAAATGCATAGTACCTTATACCGAGGTGATCCATCCACTGATTCAATCTTTTAATAGTAGGACTCTGCTGATGTGCAGGACCGTTTGAAGGATTTATACCAACTACAATCATATCAATCATCTAATGTTGTTACTACCACGCCGGCTTCTTTATACATGGGAAGTGATTCTTTATACCATACCTCTTCCCAATTACCCTTGTCTGTCTTTGCAGTAGGCATTACAACTCGTTTAATACCAGCTTGGATAACGCACTTTGTGCATGCTGGGCAAACTGGCAGGCCATAAACATATAGTGTGGCATCCTTTACAGTAACGCCATTATACAAAGCATTCATAAGAGCATTCATTTCAGCATGAATTATACGAGGATACTTTTCATCTCGATTGTTGAGTCGTTCATCGCTATCTTCAATACCTCGAGGAAAACCATTGTAACCGGTGGCAAGGATCCGCCTTTCAGCATTAACAACAACAGCACCTATCTTACTCGACGGATCCTTACTCCAGCCAGAGATGATCTCAGCCATCTCCATGAAACGACGATCCCATTTTGTATCCTTGGCATCTTCCTCACGCATACGCCGTCCCATGTAATCGTGGTAACTTTCTCGATAATATTCCATTCTACTCATCATCTTTTTTGTCTAGAAGCTTTTGCTCCATTTGTTCCTTAATATCATGAACTCGTTCTTTTTCAATTAAGTCGATAATCAGATTTGTAAGATCTAGATCTTTCTTGAGAAAAAACATTCTTTGCTGTATCTTCTCAAGTTGCTTTTGATAGTACTCTAATTCCTTTTCTTTACGCAATCTAGTCTCAATGATATCAGAAATCATTATAAGTTTGCCGGGCTCATGATCCATTATTTCACCAAATTAAAATGTCTTTCATACACGTGTAAATTCATGACTTGCCAGATGAGCATACCTTTTTCAATCTCACCGTGTTCACCTGTAACTGCAGCCATTTCATTCCAATTAGAAACAAACTTGTCCATAAGGTATTGTGCCCAAGCATAATCATTCTTATAGCCAAAAACAACATCATTAGAACGCATTTGAGATACCATCATCAAGACACCATCACGAATATAGAATGTTTGTGCATTTGTACAGATGAAGTCAGACTTGCCGCCTTCATTGAATTCAACCCAGATTGATGGACGGTTGTAAACCATTTGAGCACGGCGGCTGTCTGGATTACACCATAATTCATCAAAGGCCATATAAAATTGTTTAAAGTACTTATCCGAGAAAACAAGATGGCCATAGTTAGAGTTGATATTGCCATGATCGTCTGCTGAATATTTCCAAGCTGCGGGTGGATCTTGGTTCTTGCCATGAATATCATAGATATTTGTACTTTGGCTTTCATACCAATCCAACTCAGCTTCAATATAAGCTTGATTTGGTGTGCCAAAGATAGATGGTTCAGATGCAACGAAGTTTGCACCAATCATCTCGATGGTTTTCTGGCCAGTTTTATCGATTGTAAATGCCTCATCCGCGAGCTCACCAATAAAGAACTCACGGATGTCTTTTACATTATTCATCAACATTCGTCACCTGTCGGTTAATTGGACGATTAAAAATATCACGGGAACCGTCTTGGCCTTCAATTTTACCACGACAATATGCAACAAAGAAAGATGCATAGTTGATTAGATCTTTAGCACTATCTTCGAGCGATTCGAAGTTTGGTTCATAGTCTTCGCCACGCATGGCTTCCATAACAGATTTCAGACGAAGCATTTTACCATGCATGACATCATGGATCGATTGTACGCCGTTTGGATAGTAATCGGCTTGTTGTACAGTTGAGTTCGGATTTTGATAATCACGAGACTTTTTGACTTGGATCTCAGCACATTCGGCTAAGACTTTTGCGGATTCAGGTGTCGACATAATTAACCTCTCTTGTATGTTCGCATTTCTTTTGAATGTTCATATAGTTGGATTGCTGCATCTCCGTTTATTATAGACAAAGCAATGCAATTTGTCAACTTATAATTTCGCATAGGCTTTCCGTAATACGTAAATTCTGTGTATGAACTTGGATCTTTATGATTATTAAACAAGTACATTATGGCGTTGTCGCCTCGATTTTCTGGAACGTTTACAAAAATCAAAACATCAACATTATCAAGCTTCCAAAATTGACTTTGCTCAATCCAAAAACCTTGATCTCTATGATTAAGACGTAATGTTTTGCACTCATAACGGAGCACATCTAACCAGCCATCTTTTACTCGATCATACCAATCAGGTGTTTTTTTAGCGTGAGGAAAAAAGTTTGCAACTAGATCTTCGCCAATTGAACCCACCGCAAGAGCGTGTTCTTCTCTTTTATTTAGCATTTGTAGCATGTTTTACCTCATATTTTTTCACAACGGGGAAACAGTTTATAGCCACGCTTTGGCACGTGGAAGTAACCCATAATTGGAATTATACCACGAGAATCGTTTTTTGTAAAGGAAAGACTTGAGCGAGCGCCGTTTCCGGATATCCAGTTTGTTGTCGTGTCTTCAAGGTTGACAAGAGAAATATGAACACCGGTGATATGGCAATCTTCATTAAGTTCAAAACGCTTAAGAAGATGCATAGATACTTTTTCACCAGAGTTAGCGTTGCCAGTCCACATGTTAAATTTATCAAAAGCTTGAGACATGCAGTTTTTGTCTTCGATTTGAGTGTCACGAGTATTTCTGTAAACCCAGTCGTATCCATCACGTTCTTCAGCAAACATATTAAATGTTTCAGAGTTTTTGATGAAGTCTTCCATGTTGTTGTTTATAAACACACCAAGCATTTTAGAAAGCTCAGCGGAGCGTTGACTCATATCAAATCCATTGAAATGATCTTTTGCCGTTTTACGAAAGCCTTTTGGGAACCATTCGTCAACGACATATCCGTTGAAATGTTCTACAAATTCTGGCATGATTCCACGAATACCTTCGATAAGAGGAGTGTACTCGCCGTCGGCATTGAATGTTTCTTGACCAGATGTTTCTGCGATGTTGTCATCAGCATAATGTAATTGTGATTCTTGTGAAGCCAAGAAGTCGCCAGCAGTAGTAAATTTCATATCGCCCATAAACATTGTGTGTGTTCCTTTCTGTGTAACGATAATTCTATTATATCAGGATTAGAGAGAATGTCAACTATAATTGCGCACATAAACGTCAAAATGTGTCGCATTTTCTGCAGGAGTGTCCTTGGCCCAAGAATTCTCACGAGGACCACGAGGACGAATACGAAGACCTTGCGTATTCTGTTTACCATAGTAACTCAAAGTGCCATATAGTTTACGAGCACGAGTGATGTATCCATTGCGCTCAACAAGCAAAGCTTTCAATTCAGCGATCGCAGGATCGTCAAGAGACTTTACCGTGAAACGATAATCAAGAGAAGTGCGGTTTTTGTAAGTTACGTATGCCATTATTTTGTGTCCTTATTCACGATGATGTAAACTGTTGGCTCGTCGAGCTTAGAGCCGATAAAGGCTTTTGCATCTTCTAAGCGAGAGCACATAGCGATGATCTGGTTGTTTGCTGCATTTTGAATATAGTACATTAGAGTACCTCCTGTGGAGATACTCTCTTAGCACTAGAGACGAGGAAGTCACGATAATCATCGTCCAACTCTGCGAGTTCATTTTCCCACTCGTCGTGAGTGCGGAACGTGACAGGAAACTCTTTGAAATACAGATTATTCTGCATGCATAGAGCACCAACGAAAGCAACGGCATCTTGAATACGCTCAAGACCGCTGACGATGTAGTCAGCTCCGCCCTTCATCTTCCAGTAGGCGTTACCATCCGAAAACTTACCAGACTCACAGTGAGCACCATAGTTTTCAAGACACTGAGTAGAGATTACATATTTCATAGGTGGTTCCTCCTTTTCCTATAATAGTAATATAGTACATTTGCTAGCAAATGTCAACCCTTTTTTTCATTTTATTTGAAAAAAGTTTCAACTACTTGATTTTCTTTCATCAAGGTAACGACCCTAGAATTGCTATGCCTACCTCTAACATGAACTTGAAACCATTCCCTAGCTTCTTTTTCAGTTTCGCATATGACAGCACAGTACTCAGGCAATTCACTCTCGACTGCTTGGCACATAGTGCTAAATTGTGTTGTTACTGTCCAAGTCATAGTATTACTCCACGGTTACGTGTACATCATGACGGCTATGGCCATCAACGACAAATCCTGGAGAACAGGGGCAAGAGCAGCCTGCATATTGGCTCCAACGAACCTTGGTATCAGCAGGTAAACCCATTGCTTCCAAGACGCCAGGAATAACTTCTTTTTTGTAAACAGTATGTTCACGTTGCTTACGGTTCATCAAGTTTTCCATGATGGTCTCACCCTGTGGCCAAACATAGATGCGAGTTTGCTTAGAGTACTCTCTCCAAGATACCATTGGACCACGTTCACGGATATCGATATCAGTCGTTTTCATTACACCGCCTCCTTTTCAATAAAGCCAAAACCTAAAACTTCATATTCAACACCGTCAACTTCCATACGATCAAACATTGAAGTTGAACGAAGACCGTAACCACCCTCATGAAGAGGAGCCAAACGAGTAACGTTTGGATTGTAGTCACCGTTATCTTCGATGTCTGTACGGCTCCAAGAACCCATTACGTTGTTAGTCCAACGGTAAGCATACTCAAGAGCATCCATTACATTGTCGAAACCTTCAGCAAGAACTTCTGCTACTGGAGTGAAACCTTCAACGTCACCAGAGATTTCGTTGCGGTCCATGTGCTTAACGATGATTTTCATGTTGTTTCCTTTTCATTCCTTATAATAGTAATATAGTACTTTCGAAGGCAAATGTCAACCCTTTTTCGCACTTTTTTTCAAATAAAATGAAAAAAGATTCGTATGGAAATCAATGGCTTATAATTTTTTTACAATTTTTTCACATGTCAATAGCTTTTATAAATAAATTGTAGCCAAAGAAAGGAATACGTATGGAAAACTCTGCTATAATTAAAGCTGTAATCCGCAGTCAACATTGCCAACGTAACTTTGATCTGAATAAAACAATCCCAGAAGAAGATATGAAGTTATTGGAAACAGCGATTACAGAATGCCCAAGCAAACAAAATTTTGCTTTTTACAAAGCTAATTTTATTACAGATAGAAAAACTATTGAAGCAATTCATGAAAACACTGAAGGCTTTGGCGTTTTAGCAAATCCTGATGAACCTTATTCAAAAGATAATGTCAAATGGACAACAAATTCTCAAACTCTTGCAAACTTGTTAGTTGTAATGGAATATGTTAAACCATCTGAGTCTCAAGAATGGAGAAACAGCGAATTTGGCGATCCTTGGAAAAGAGATGCTGATATGGCTGTAGGTATTGCCGCAGGTTATTTAAATGTTATTTCATCGATGAAAGGCTATAGAACTGGTTGTTGTGCGTGTTTTAATAACGAAGCAGTAAAGAAAGTTTTAAATACTAAAAACGATATTGCACTAATGATGGGAATTGGATTTAAAGACGAAACAAGACCAAGAAGAGAACACCATTCAGATCCAGACTTTGTATTCCCAACAAAAGCAAAAGAAAAAATTGAGGTAGCTTATATTTAAATTATGATACATCCGCGAAATGAGAGTACCAATCGGTACCCACTATTTAATGAATTGATACCTGAATATACAAAAGACTCTAAGTTGCTAGACTACGGTGGCAGCTCTGGTAACCTTTTATATTTTTCAAACGGTTCTATCAACGAGAGTACATACACTTGCGTTGATGTTACAGAAGAATCTATCGCAGCAGGACAATACGAGTTTCCTAAAGCAGAGTTTGTTCATCTAAACAAATACAATGAAATGTATAATCATGATGGAACAAACGATCCCTACGTTTATCCAGTAATGACTCATAAAGATTTCATATGGGCGTATTCAGTTTTTAGCCACACGGTTTTAGAAGATATCGTATCTGCTCTTTGGTGGTTTAAATCTTTAAATCCAAAAAAGGTTGTCGTATCGTATCTGTGTAACGACGGTGATGAAAATTCTCAGAAGGTATTACAATACTTTTATGATAGAAGAATAGATCAATTCGGCTCAACTGTAGATTTTCGTTCCAACCTAGACGATTACTTTTATCTATCAGACAATGAATATGGTGTAAAGTCAGCAGAAACTTTTATTGCTGTGTACAATACCGAATGGCTAATAAATAAGTTATACGAAAAGGGAATAATAGCAAGAAAGATTACGTCTACTCTTACTTCTATTCCATTTTTAGAGGTTGAATATGAAAATTCTTATTAATAGAATACTCAAAGAACTTGAAGCTTTGCCGCCGTATGATTATCAAATTGCTCTTCAAGGTGTGCAAGGGCAAACTGACCCATTCTATGGCATTGGAAAGCTCGCAGGTTTGCAGCATAAAGAGCCCGATTTCATACACCCTATTTTTCCTGAATTGAAGTATACAAATAAAGTATTGTTTGATCTAGGAATGTGTAGAAGTAGATTAATGTTGCTGAAACCGTCTTCATGTTATTCATATCATAAGGATGCTTCAGAAAGAATTCATATTCCTTTAATTACAAATGAAAATTGTTTTATGGTAATAGAAGATGAAGTGATAAGATATCCCGCGGATGGTTCACATTATTTAATAAATACAACTAAGATGCATACTGCGATAAACGCGTCAAAAGAAGATCGACTGCACATTGTTGGATGTGTATATTAGGAGAAAGTAATGCCTGTAATTTATAACGTAGTTCATACAAGACCAAACACGAGTGCTGCTTGGATTGCTGATGAAGATCCAGATTTCATCTCAGATTTTCAGGCTAAAACAAACGAGTATATCGCGTCAGGTCATATTGTAAGCTTTACACACTCACATCCAAACGATCTAGAGCATCATGCCACTCTTACGATTACAGATGAAGCAGCAGACGCTGTTATCCTGGCCGATGCTTCTTGGAGATATTTTGGTGATACTATCCATGATAATTATCAACCAAAAGGAATTACCACTGTTCAAACTAGAACAGTAGAATAAGGATAGCTCTCATAAACATTGCCGTAATCTAACGCAATTCTATGAAGAACTCTTTCTTCCATTCTATCAAATTCCCATCTCTTATGAATGCTCATCCATTGATCTGATAAAATAATTTGTCCATCCACCCAATCATGGTGGTAAGCATATGATTCATCTTTTAAAATTTGGTGAACTAATTCTGAGTGTACTTCTTGAAACTCATCTTCGTTTAAACCGTCCATACCGAATACCTGATAAAACGGATAATATAATCCAGTAATTCCAGCTTCTGTAGTCATGACTAGATCAAAAAGATTTTCTTTGTTCACATGATCGTGGAACCAAGGCGTGGTACTATATCTTCCTTTCTCATATCCAAAATAGCACTTTAAATTTGCAATCGATTTTTGCAGGTTTTCTGACATGCCTTCATAGACCTTTGCCATATTAATAAAGCTTGTTCTAGAGCCTTCCATGTGTTCTGCACCATACATCCAAACAATAGGCTGTCTTGCTTTATTACTTGCCATATTGGCATGCCATTCTAAAGCGCTCGCGTGGCCAAATAATCCTGGCTCGCCTTTATCATCTTTCTTACCTGTAACTCTGATAACACCTTCATGCAAATAAATGCTATGTGTTCTTTTCTTATCTTTTGCTTTCATTACATTGCCAATCACCTCTGCAATACGCAGCTGTTCTGCTGGTTCTATAAATTCTGGCTCAGGAAAAACAACGACAGTTTGTTTTGAGAGTAGTCGAGCTACTTCAATTATCTCATCATCAGTTAGAGACGTAATAGGGTTATGAACTCGTAAAGTCCAGCCGTTATCATCAAAACTTATTTCCATTAGATGTTCATTTCTGTATATGGAAAATCATGTACTGCCAATCTAAACAGCAAACGATCTTCTGTTGGCTCTTCTACCCAATGAACTTTCTTCGTGTTTAGAATAAACATATTGTTGTACACTACTCGCACCTCGCCATCATCATCTTTAATTCCAAGCGCGCCAGTATTTTTAGATAGTGGCATAAGGAAAGCAATCTCAGAATGTACATCAGCATGAGGAGGCATGCTACCACCTTCCTCTACTAAAAAGAAATCGAGTCTAAAATCTTTTGTTCTAATACCATATTTTTTGAATTGAGATAGAACAAACCTTCTGAGTTTCATGTCATGCATTTCTGGCGGAATGTGCTTTACATAAAACCGTTTCATCAGTTCTCCGCCTGTACATTCTGGAATCTTTTCTCCATAATGCTCAAACGATTCTACCCAGTCTAATTTATCATAATATTCTTGGAAAAATTCCATTCCAAGATTTACGTCTGTTTGTATTCCATATTGTTTCATTCTTCCCTCCAAGCTATATACTGCCAAGAGTTCGGCACTGTTTCATACAGTTCAGCAGTAAGCTTCCATTTATTTGTGCTCTTTTTATTTATTGCTCCAACAAATCTTTTAAAATAATTTGCTTGCCTTTTTTCTCTAGAAATAATAGCGTTCTTTTCTACAAGCAAAGATTGGTGTTCAAGCATTGCTTGAATAGTTGGTCTTAAAAGTTCACGAGTAAACTGAACTCTATTGTCTGGTGTTTGATATAACCGCGACAAAATTCTAGAACCTAGTTCAATATCTTGGACGCCCGAGAAGCCAACTATCCTGCCTTCTCTTCTCATTATAGATATCGTATGCAAATTTTCAATCTGTTCTATTTTATAATTATCGATCAAATAATGATCGTCTTTTACAGCATGCATACATGCCTCTATCTCAACGAGATCATAGTCAGTTGTTTTTCTTGTCCACACTTCTGCTGGTCGAGTATCATTTGCAGTAGGCATAGGCGTGTATAGCCAATCATCTATTTTCTGTATAAGCAATGCTGTGTACTCTCTATTCCGGTTTCATAATCTGTTGGTATCACTTCGCCAAACTGCTTCATATAGTCGGTGTGATGCGCAACTAAAAAATACCAAATATTATTCATACGTGGTATATCTTCCAAGCCTTCATACACCATTACGTCTTCTGGTGTTGCAACAACATAGGCATATTCTTTATTATAAACCTGATCAAAAACGTCGGGTCTATCTTTTAATCTATAGTTGAGTGCTCGCCTTAACATAGTCTCGTCATCTGTGGGAATGAATGTTGAGTACAATGGTGATTGAATTTTTTGAATATATCTTTTCATTTCAGATATAGTCATATGCGTAAAGATTGAAAACATTAATGTTACATCGGCAGGCAGATCTAATTCTTCATCTTTACCATTTCTCCAATATTGATGATTGTAAGCATCTAGGTGGTGCCATTCATGTTCTGGCCAAATATGTCGATTTTCTTCTATAAGTTCCCAATCAACATCAACGCCCACGTACTCAAAATCACATGGCTGATACTTAAGCATGTTTCCATGATTGCATCCCCAGTCAACTACGCGCTTTCCTTTTAATGGAACTATACGCTCAAAATATTTTCTTACATCATACTCAAGATAAATTTTCATTTTGGTGTTTCGAATTTTATCCTAGGTTCTGGGTTTAAATATTTCTCATAAAATTCTCTATAAGATACACTGATATTAAACTGCAAATTTACTCTGTCGTCATGTCTTTGATTAAACACTGCATGTGGTTGTCTACAGTTCCAAGCCCAGGCTGAGCCGGCCTCAGTCTTTCCTATAGAATAAATTGTTTCATCTGAATATATTTCAAGAGGAGTGTATACTTCATCCTCATAACACATAGGCGCAATAATACTGCTTGCTCTTACTGGGTCGCAATGAGGTAGGACGTCAGCTCCACCGTCTATCTTAAGAAATAAACACCCGTATATCTCATCGTATTTTTCTACGATTTCAAGAGCCCACGGATGAGTGACATACGCAAAGTTAAAAGCAAAGTACGGCTCATATGTGGCAGACTTTGCTTCTTGTAATATTTCGCTATAAACATCTGGAGGAATATCGCAAAACTTTGCGGCCAGTGTCCACGGATAATTCTTTCTTCCGTGGTGTGGGCTAGATCTCATTGCATATTGATCTCTTTCACCTACTCGGCTATCATAGCCTTTCATGTCTTTTATTTTACGATCATTTGTCTTTTCATCAACCATTCTAATACAGCTCCAGTTTGATCGAAACGATGGAATCTCAAATTCTTTCCTTTATGATGTTCAGCATGATACCCTTCGCCAGCTGTCATCACATTAATTGCTGGAACATTACGAGACTTGCCGCCTATGTGACAAACGCCGTTTACGAGACCAAAGCCAATTAGAGCGCATACCGAAGGAATTACTGTATAAGCTACAAGCACCTGCCAGCTGATTGCTAAAGCAATTAATGCCTGGGCACCCCAGATGATATGCCAGTACTTATGAAAGAAAAGAATACGAGGATTCACATACAAATCTTTTACATATTTTGGTGGAATATGATCTACTCGCCATATTCCGAATAGAACCTTCCAAAATCCTACCTTTAATGGAGAATGCGGATCAAGTTCTGTATCTGAGTGATGGTGATGCATGCGATGTACACCAATCCATCCAATAGGACTTCTTAATCCTATCAGGTTAGTTGTCCATAGAACAAATATCTCATAAAGCCAGTGCGCCTTAAACGCTTTATGAGCAAAATATCGATGCAATCCTGCTGATACTGAAACATGGGCTATAAGAAGATACCACAAAAAGCCCCAGACTAAAAATTCCACTTCATATATCCTCCTGTTTATTGCTATTTATCAAAGACTAACCCAAAATTCTTACTGATAAAATGAGTCATTACTGTGTTTTCTCTTTTCACGATGTCCCACAGTCTTGTACTAGAAACGTCCCATTGTGCGGTACCCTTCTTAAACGATCTAGGATCATTGACATCATGCTTGTTATGCCACATCTCGCATAAACTCTCGACGGGCACCTGATTCTTTTCTACCTTATAGGACATAATTGTTTCATTATCATATCCAAACGCAGCTTGAATCTGCGGTGGATAGATTGAAAACTCTTTAAGCTCTTTCATCTTTGCAATCACTTCTTCTATATCACTAAAATAATCAAGCTGCGCCATGATAGGCCTAGAAGCCATCATAATTCCCGTATTAAAAATATCGTTACCTGGTTCTAGATCTTCATCTTGTAATAAAGCGTGCGCATTCCAATATTTGCTTTGAGGGGATCTAAAATCATAGTGGTAATTTTTAAAATAGTTTGGTTTGTTTGGAAATACTTCAGCCTCTTCTTTTGTTGTTTTATTACAACAAAGAGCCACCTCTGCTTTCAAATAATTAAACGCGTCTACATGACTATGGAAGTATACGTCGTAATCAATATATAGAACTAGATCGTAATCGTGTGTAAGCTTGTCAAGCAACCAAACTTTGTATAGATTAATTATATCATATACTGAAAGATCTGTAAACCTTTTTGCGAACTCAATATACTGATCATCATGCCCAAACTCGATGTAATCCGCGCCTATGGCCTTTGCATACTCTGCGTGATTTTGATGCAACTGTTCTTTGTATTGGGCTAAACGCTCTTTTGTTCTTTTACTTTTATTTACAGGATCATCTTCATGTCCTCTTGGATTATCAAGCTTGTCGTCTGGTATTTCAATATAGATTGAATACACGCATTTTGTTTTATCATTAAAATAAGCATTAAACTTTTTGTTTACAAAATGAGCTATCTTGATCTTATTCCAATCTGGTATGACAGGATCTCGGCTTAAAATCCAATTCCATTCTTTATCCATTATAACATAAGGTACCTTATATTTTTCCATAATATAAGAAAAGATGCTCTCATTGTTTGGATAATAGTAAGCTCTTAGAAAATGAGCGTCGTCTCTATATACGTTGCCATCCTTAATATTTTTAATAAGATCTGCGGCTTCAATCATACGCTCTGAATATTTTATTTCTTTAATATGCTCTGATTTAGCAATCATGATTCCAGTATTCATCACGTGATTATCTTGACCATCCAACATGTCTTTTGTAATATGGTACTTAATCGTAGGACTGCGTTGACCAACCATCTCAAATAAAATACTCTCGAGCTCTTTATTCTTAATATCCTCATCTTGATCTATTATATGAATGCCTTTGCTTAGATCTAATTCTTCAAACACATTTTCATTCGTATTGAAGATTACATCCATATCTACATACATCACCTCGTCATATTTTTCTGCAAGCTGAGCAAATAATACATGCTTATATAGATTCGCCTTCGTGAATTCATTATCGCCGATATCCATATCATCCATCTGATTGTGATAGAATATCCAATCCACTCCAATCTTTTCGGCATAATCCTTTTTATTTTGGATCAACCTGTCAAAGTATTCAGAAATCATATGCTGAGCATGATCCGCCACTTGCCATCTATCTTTTGGTATGTCAATATTGTCGTATGTTGTAAAGATTACTCTCTTCATATTCCAATCACCATATATCTTGTATATTCTTCGGAGGGGCTCATTTCACCCTTATAAAATACTCTTACTAAATCTAAAGACTCTACAAAAGAATCTAGACTATCGTGAGTATTAATGTGTTCTGGTTCTGCGTGATAGTTGTTTGATTGAAAGCAAACCATCGTATTATGATCTTTAGAATTTGCGATGAGCTTAATATCGTCGGGCTCCATGTGTTCACAGCTTGTATTAATAATCAGCTGAAAAGCATCTTTTCTTTCTAAGAAATAATTAATAGCATCATCAGTTATGCCAATATTGTTTCTACACTCAGGAATATCTTGTTTTAATTCCCAGTGAATGCGTTCACACATAGGATCTGAATCAACATTCCAGATCTTTACTTCTTCATTAATGTGTTCTCTTAGTAAAATTCCAGTAAGACCGTACCAACTTCCCATTACCAGAATATCTTTCAAAGGTGCATCTGGATAATAGTCATCAGTAAGATAGTTTGAGAGCTCAGATACTAGCCATTCTTTACTAGCCATTTGTGCATCGTTAATGCTGTTTATAATATCGAACGATCTATATAAATCTTCGTCTTGGTTATATTGTGAATCTTTATAAATTCTTTCGATTTCTTGAATAGCATTCTTATAGATCAGTTCTTTGTAGTTCATATTTTAATCCATTATACATATCAATTGGCGCATCCCATTCAGCAGGGTTTGCTATGCTGTTTACTATTCCATTTTTAAATGTGTTGTGTGGAATCTTTTCGTGCACAAGAAACCTATCAATGCCTGGATACTTTCTCATGAAGTAATCCTTATTAGATAGAAAGTGTTCCCATACATCACGTTGCTGTCCTGCCGTCCATGTAATTACAGAACTATTTATGTGCACGTCATAGGCATGCGGAGCCATGTAAAGATCGTCTTTCCAATAGTCTTTTAAAATAGTAAGACCATTCCATGTAATAAACTCAGACGGATCTCTTTTAATATCCATATCTAAATCAAAGTAAAGACACTTACCTTCTACAGGAAAGTCTTTACTGAACATAGCAAGCTTATTCCACCAGTATTTTAGTTTTGGTTTTTCAAATACTGGAATACATGGAATAGCTACACCGTAAGTATCGTCTGTATAACAATAGAATTTTGCTAATGGAAAATACTTTACTAATTGTTCTGTTAATCTGTTTACGTGTTCATAGCTGTACTTATCGCCATGTTTTACGAATATAATGTTTAACAATCCTGCCATCTAAATCCTCGTATGCCATTCATAATTTCAATTTTACGATATAACTCATCGTACATAGACTGATCAAATTCAGACACTAATCCTTGATTGACTGTATCTAATTCTTCTTGTGTTCGAGTAGTTAAATAGTTCATTTCAGGCGGATTAAATAATAGATTATAACTTCTAAGTTCATTGTCTCCTATAAACACGTGAGGATTATCAGCATAAAAATCATTGATTTCTTGCATATCAAGTATATTAAAATAAGATACAGTAGGAACTACTTTCGGGACAATACCAGCTTCTTCGTTGAGCTTTTTAATTGTTTCTAGTGTATTGTTAAAATTAGTTCCACGTATCCATTCATATTTTCTGCCAATATGATCTAGACTCGCTACCATTTCTACTTTTTTAAATTTTTTTAAAGTGGTCATAAATCGTTTTGAAATTAAAGAGCAATTTGATGTAAGCCACACAGTACAATCAGGATTTACTTCTGCTAACTCTTCAAGTATTTTAGCATTTCGTAGATCAGAAAAAGGTTCACCACCTTTAATATGCAATACATGCAGATCAGGCAATAAGCTTATAATCTTTTCAATATCAGACTCAGTCAAATTAACATGAGGCTGTTGATGATTACCAAATAAATGATCGATTGTGGCCCATTTAGTACTGAAATAACTACTACACATTATACAAGTTTGGTTGCAAATATTGCTTGTAGTAAATTCTAAATAACTAATCTTTCCCGGCTCATATTTTCTCCATTCTGGATTCAGCCAATAGAATGCTCCAGCGTGGGTACCATCTTTTTGTTTTATTCTTGAAGCACAATTATCGCATGCAACAGTTCCCATAATACCTTTTTCTTCAAGCTCTCGTCTTATATGCATATTCAAATCAGAGTAGGGAAAGTCTTCATATTCAGTTGCAGTAGCAATTTTGTATTCTTCTATACTATCAGTTGCAATAATTTCATTTATGTGTCTAGTGAATACCATGCAACAAGGCTTGAGCCAACCTTGTGGATCAATTACTAACGCATGATCTGGCCATCTACACGCGGGTATATTCATTTCAGTCTCTCAATATATTGACGATACATTTCAATATTTTTAATGCAAATTTGTTCATCAGTACCAAACTCAATAAGAGCACTGTTTAAATAGTTTCTAAGCTTATCTAAATACTCTGGAGTCTCTTCTTCTACTGCCCAAGGTGCGATGTCTTGCGGGGATGTTGTTCCACCCATAGGAGCCAAGACATGATAGGCAAAAGAAAGATTTTTTCTATTACAAAATGATAGTATTTTAGGTAAAGTCCACACGTTATCTTTACTAATCACAAATGAACAACCGACATCAGCAACACCATATGATTGAAGTTCATCTATATGTTTTAAAACCGTTTCTAAATTACCATTTCTTCTTAAATCTTGATATATCTCAGGATCAATTGAATCTAATGAAATCGTAAATTCAGTGTTTGGCCTTTGAGCAAATTTTCTCGCGTATCCATTTAAGATACTGCCGTTTGTTGTAAATTGAATGCGAAGCTTTTCTGGGTTTTCCTCTTCTACCATCTTAAGAATTTTATGTACTATTCTTTGAGCAAATGGCTCCCCGCCTGTAAAGTTTAATTTATAAACTTCATGTATAATTTCACGTAAAGATTCTACGAAAGCATCACCAACTTCTGGATCATCATATATACTTGTAAATCTATGCGCAGTTTCTGGATTCTTCTTTACAAAATCTTCCATATGTTGAGAAGAATGATATGGACTGCAGAATTTGCATTTATAATTACAAGTATTTGAAAGTTCTAATTCTATATCCCTTGGAACAGGATGATTTAAGTCTCTCTCACCACCTACCCAATCTGCATCTAAACTGCTTGGAGGTTTATCTGCATCGCATTGCTCTTTGCAATACCTGCACCATTCATGCAAATCACCCATCATAGAAGCTTGACGAATTTCTTCAAAGCCTTCATCATTTTGCCATAGATCTCTTAAGCTGTCTCCTGGTTTCCATCGTGCCTGATTGGTAAAAGGATCTTTTTCGTAAGGTGTAGTATCTTTATGCTCTCTTACATGGCGCATAACAAACGGGCAGACCTTTAAATTGCCTTTCTTATTAATATGAATAGCTTGAAAAGGCGCCCAACAACTTACTGTTTTATATAAAGCTGGTAGTTCCGGTCTTCTATACTTGTTAATTTTATCGACGTATTTCATTTATATTCCTTTAAATATGGAGCCAACTCATATATGTCTTCGTTATTTTCTCGTGCTACTAAACAAAAATCAATCCATTCAATCATTCTTTTTCTTATTTCCGCAGGAGTTTTAAACGGATCTATTGTTGTTTCAACACTCATTACGTTGTTTAAATTACTTACATGCAGTTTATCACTTACCCAATATGTGTCTGATCTTTTAGTAAACTTAGATTCTAAATAATCAAATAGATTTTTCTTTCCTTCTTCCTGATGTTGTATTGTTAAGAAGTTAGGTGAACAATACTTTGGAAACGTTACAAGGTTCGCCATACTGATACGAGGAACACCTGGCACATCAATAAAATAATCAATGAGTTCTGGAAGATGCATCCAGTTATAAACCGAAACAGTGGATACTACGATAACATGCCTGCCTGCATATTTATGATATCGTTTAATGTTGTTTATTGTTTTTTGAAAATTGCCTCCTCGAATCCAATCATACATTTCATGCACACCGTCAATGCTTGCTTGGACATGAACTTCATCAATGCGATGTAGCAACTCAATTACATAATCAGTAACTAACTGAAAATTAGTGCAAATCTCAACACGGCACTTCGGATTCGTTTCAGCAAGCTTTTTAAGGATAAGAATATTATTTGGATCGGCGAACGGCTCGCCACCTTTAATCGTAAGATGCTGTAGATGTGGTACTAGATCTAATACCTTATCCACATCTTCTTTCGTCATCTTATACATTTCAGTATGAAACTTATGGTTCTCATCTCGCCAAGTAAGGCCAGATTCTACAGCCATTTTCTCGTATGGCGCCCATTTAGAACTATACTTACCAGAGCAAGTAACACACATCTGGTTACAAATATTGCTCGTAGTAATTTCCAAAAATCGAATCGGAGTAATTGGCGCGCCCTTATCTTCTTCATATGTTGGAAAAATAAAGCGATTATAAGAATCGAAACGGGCTATACGACCAGCTTCCCAGTGTACCTTACACACGTTACATTGTTTTGGAAAGTTACCTTCTTTAAAATCTTTACGAAGCTTATCATAAACTTCACCATTAAAGAACTCAGTAAGATCAGGAACGTCTTTAATATGAGATATAGATGTGTTGTCCCCAGCACAGCATAGAACTATTTCGCCAATAGGATTAATTGTTATTCCCGTTTCAGGCACCATACATTTCATAATATAACTCTATAAGATTATTTAATTAAACTGTCGATTATCGCCAAGCCTTCGGTAATTCTAGTTGATTTTCTAATTTTTGATTTAATGTCTTTATCAGCTTCTTTTACTACATCAAGTTCTAAAGCCCATAACTTAAACTTAAACAGCTCTTCTTTACTTTCATTATCTTGCCAAAGAATTTGAAAGAACCCAGTGTCAATCTCATTCTTTTTGATCTTAACTTGTTTGTCTAAATTGAGTAGAGTTGACTCTTTATCAGAAACTTTCTTTTCAAGTTCTTCTTTTTGATCTTGAAGAACCTTCAGACCTAGCATTTCACGAGCAAGTTCTTTCGCTGCGAGATTGATTTGTATGTTATGTGCTTTTGATTCTGCTTTTAATCTATCGACAGTATCATTCAAAATTTTATCGTGATCCCAACCTTCTTCCATCAATGCTTGATAGTCTGGATTGTTTTCATCATTTGGAAACGAATAAGGAAAAAGCTTTTCATCTTCCTCATATAGTACTTTTATAATAGTGCGCTCTGTGTTAGCATACTGAGCACTTACTATTCTTCCGCTAAAATCTGCCATTTATTTACTCCTCATGCTGTTAAGTACCTTGATAAATCTTAAATGATTGGCTTCCTACAACCGTTGTGGTACCAGTTGGAAATTCTTGTGTACGATAATCGTTAGTGTTAACATAAAGCTGTTGATAGTTACCACCGCCTCCAGCACTTCCGTCTGGAGTACGACGTTCGTCTATATACAGTGCACCATTTAGAACACCATTAGATCCGTCTACATTATATGAGAGTTGATACTGACCAGCAGAGTTTGAAGATAGATAGTATCTCAAAAATTTATTCATAAGAGCTGACCAAGACGCTGGAGTATGGGCATTGATTCTATTGTTTGCAAAATCCCAATAGAGTGGAAGTTGGTCATAAACTTCTGGATAGGCAGTTGCAGGATAATCTACTTTTGCTAGATAATAATTCGTATCGATAGTTTGTTCTACTGCTTCCGGGATACCTGAGGCTGTATAAGCTGCCGTATCTGATACCTTGTTTACTGCTATGGGTGTAGTGCTTACGAGCGTAGCGTTCGCAGGTGATTGGGTTGTAGTAATGAAATATGTTCCGCCTTTTGCAGCAGTCTGTCCACCTCCACCAAACTGAGTTAAAACCGGATCCACAAAAGTATCATAGAAGTCTGTAATTGTCATAGCTCGCAAGTGAGTATTGACATCTGCACCTCCTGCACCGTCTGGATTATACAAGTATAAAGGATACTCGTGATTATTTAAATCTCCAGAAGGCGCTGATACGGCATCTGTTACTTGACGAATACGTGAATAGTTCTCAGTAGTGAGTACAATATCTGCTGTTTCTGCTTCAGTTGCAAATCTATCAACACGAGTACTATAAGCACCAGCGACATAAAATGTATCTACGAAAGGCTGCCCTGAAATGGCTGTGCCGTTTGCGCCTTGTACTTCGAGTGATGGATTAGGATCTTGAGCAAAGGCATATCCTGCAAACTCATGAAGAGCTGTCATATATGTTGAATCGCCTTCTGCAATTTGGTTCGTACCTGATGCGTCTGATAAGAAAAGTGGTGATCTTACTGCCATAACAAAACTCCTATACTATTGCCTGGATACCAGGCGTAACAGCAAAGTACCAAGTTTTAGTTACACTACCAGACGAATCATAAATTTTAAGGGTATGATTCTGCATACGAATTCCCATTGCTATGGAAGATGCAGATGTTGCATCAGTGTTTGCAATATTTAATAAATGTCGGTTATCATTAATAACCTCACCACTGAACGTGGTGTTCGCAGAAACTCTAAGTACCATGATCTACTCCTATGTTACAGCCGCAGCGTATAGCGTACGTACTTCTGTCCCGGTAGAATCATATATTCTTAGAACGTTATCTTGAATTGCCACCGCATAATTGATAGATCCCCTCGTTGTGACATCTGTATTAGCGATGTTTTGTAGGACAAGTGAATTTGTTATCACTGTCGTTGTGCTTACTTTAATTGCCATCTTCAACTCCTTTGGGTTTCAGGCTATTATCCACGGTCGTATCGGCGTAATCTCTCCTCTCGACCTATTCTCTTACCATAACCAAGATCTTTCATAATTCTCATACGCTCTTCTTCAGCGTAATTAGACCATTCAGAGATCTGTTCTTTCGTTCTACCACAGCCTATGCAATAACCCTTAGAAGGATCAATATAACAGATAGACATGCATGGTGTTACGTACATTATCGACCTCTTTATTTTCTATTTATAAATAGTATTGTGAACTCTTCGGCATGAATTTGAACTTAATTATATAGGAGATTAAGATGGCCGAAGATAAAGGTTACCATCCAGCGGATACAAACGGCGACGGTGTTGTAGATGACGTCGAACGCGAAATGTATCTTGAATTTAAAAGAAAAGAATTAGAAGACAAGGACGCACAGCGTGATGCTATGCGTGGGATGACATGGTTTGCTTTATTCGGCATGCTACTCTATCCATTCGCAATTGTCTTAACATCATATTTTGGTTTAGATACTGCAGCAACTATTGTTGGTGATATTGCTCCAACATATTTTGTTGCTATTTCTGCTTTGGTTGCAGCATTCTTTGGTGCTGACGCTATCCGTAAGTAGATAAATCAAAAGGGAGGCCTTCCTAGGTGCCTCCCTTTCTATCTGTTTGTTTCGATGTACAGCACCCGGCTAGCTTTCCATTCGGTACTAGCGACTCACCGACCTAGATAAGAGGGCCTCTTCCTCACCTAGGGTTTGTTGGGTACATTCGACGTGATTGTCAGGCTTTCCCCGTGCGCCATAAGTAACGAGGACTGAGTTCTTACTGCCTGGTCGAGTTTTCCTCAGTCCTCGCTAATTCTGGTTTTCACGTCACCGGTATTTCACGGGCGGTATATTCACCAGAATTTTCGCGCGCAATCCGCGGATTGCTTGCCCGACCTTGTTTACTAACGACGCGCAGGCTACGTCAGGCAATATATCTCTTTACGTCATTTTTGGAACTTTAGAACCAGGGATTTGACTACCACTCAATATTGCCTTGATACTATTAATATATACTTTTTCTAGTAAATGTCAACCCTTTTATTGAATTTTTTTCAAATTTCTTCTACCGTTACCTTATACAACTTACCGTTGAAGTCTTCCATAGTAATGGTTTTCTTCGTTGACAGCATGTAACCATCGATAGGATGCAAATCCATTTTTACTCTACCAACCTGAGTAATCTTGTTTTCTGGTTTATCATTGTTAAAAGCGGTACTGATCACGTGTGCGATATAGTCGCAATAAGCCAACATAACAAAAATTCCTCTTAACGCATTGTAGCGTTATCTACATAGACTCCATCGTCGTTTTCGCCGACATAAACGCGGTTGATATTTGAACCATATGCTATCTTATAAACCCACTCGCCACTGGCATTGCGGATATCGTCGGTAACACATACAGTAACGGGATCTCCATCCCAGCCTTGATCTGCTAGGAGGGTGTTCATTTGTTCAACTGTAATATTTGCAGGATCCATTTAAGCCTCTTTCATATATTCTACGATAAGTTGCAGATCTTCTTTAGAAAAATCTGATTTACGAGTACCCCAAGCAGCGCCGAAGCGAGTAAGCTTGTCACCAACTTGCGCGAGATGATTAGATTTTGCATCATCTTTTTCTGTGGCTGCACAGTTCATCATGTAACGACCGATAACACCAAGCTTTTTCTGGTTAGGAGTAGTTTCCATCATATTTATATTCCTCGTTGATTGTAGAACTATTATATCAAAGTTTGAAAGAGTTGTCAACCCTTTTTTTGAAAAAACTTCACGAAATCTAAAAATAATTCGTAAGCTACTTCCTCAACATAGTCGATTGGAGTATGACACAACAAAGGCTCAGCTGCATACGCATCCAAAACGATTTGTTTGTAAGCAGGGAATGATGTAACGTTCTCATTCTCAGCTTGTTCATCGATTACATCTACGATGCGTTCTTCCATTTCCATTACTAATTCTTTCATTTGACCCATATTGGTCTCCTTTCATCTTATATTAATAATATAGTACTTTCAGAATGCAATGTCAACCCCTAAAGTGAAAAATTTAGTGTTTTTATGCATTTTAATGCAAGTTTTTCTTCCATTCTGAATGCTTGTAACTCCCAAGGTGCCTTAGAGTAAGGCGTTTTGCTGTGATCTTTGGTTTTCCACTTAGTTTTACCATTAACATCACGTAATTCTTTCTTAGCATACTGCTTTACGTGAATCATCTCATGAACGATAGTGGATACTAGATCGTAAAATGACAAACCTTTTTTGATTGTAAGCGTAAACTCACGACCTTTGAAGTCTTCATTCATACAATACCCATAAGCCTCGATTTTTCCATCGAATTCTAAGGATATGTCAAGTGTACGAATACGAGGCATCATTTCTTTGATGCACCAGTCAACAACAAGGGCGGCAAGCTCGCGTTCTTTAGCTTTACCGCCCCTAAAGTATACTTCGTTTGCCATATGCATTTCCTTTCATTTGATATATCTATTATACCACATTCAAGGAGGAAATGTCAACTGTTTTTGTAAAATAAATTCCTTTTGAAATCAATGGCTTAGAAATTATTTTTTCTCATTTGCCTCTTCAATGACCATTTTTTCGTATTCTTCACGATCTACGATGCCTTCTCTAAGAAGCTTTTCACGGTTTGCTAGGTGTTTCATAGCAATTTCTTCTTTAGATCCGCCAAAGTAAGCCACACAATGGCCTTCTTCGATCATAATGTCAGTCACCAAACGACCATCCGCTGCACGGAAATCACCAAGGATACGACCAAACTTACCCTTCATATCTTCGCCTGATTTATCTTCTGTGGTAATGAGTTTTGCGTCTTTTTCTAGCAGAGAATAGAGTCTATCCTTTGCTGCAAGACCAAAGAGTTTTTCTACTCTGTCTGAAGTTCTACTTTCGGGCGTATCAATACCCATGATTCGAACTCTTTCGTCTTTAAGGCAGATACCGAAACCTAGATCAATGTCTACATCTACAGTATCACCATCAACTACTTTAATGACGTGAACGTCGTATTCATTTTGCGTTGCCATGTGTTCCTCCACCTGAGCGTTATTGTTATCATGGTAAAGAAATCACAATAATATTTATAGTTCTTTTAGTTGTGGATGCAGTTCATATATGTTTATGTTTCTTTTTAAATTCATAAACGAAGCAAACATGTGCATTCGACTGCGCCAATTGTTATAATCTTCTATGGTCGGTATGATCGGATCGTTACTCATAAATTCTTCATTTTTAATAAACATGTGCCTATGCAAATTATCTGGCCATTTCTTATAGTTATTTCGCCAATCTTCTAGTTCTTTAAAAGTTAGAATTCTTTGAGGTGCAGCGTATTTTGGTTCGTGAACCCATCCCATCTGTGTAAAGCTTACTTGAGTGTCGTTTACTCTTTGATTCCAGTAATCAAGCACTTCATTGTAGTTCCACATATTAAAAATGTTTAAGCGATGATTGATATTAATCCATCCAGTAATTCCAGATGATTTCCATCTTTCAATATTTTCTATTGTTTGCTCAAAAGGAGTGGATCTTACCCATTCGTATGTTTTACCAATACCATCCATTGAAACGGATATCTTTACTGGATTTGAAGCTTTAGATAGTAAGTCAATATATCGCTGTGGAACCTTTGACATGTTTGTTGTCATATCAATCAAGCACTTATCATTTACTTTTACGAGTTCTTCTAAGATGTAATAGTTGTTATTGTCAGCGAAAGGCTCACCGCCTTTTACAACGATCTGTTCTAAGTTAGGAAGTATAGGTAAGATCTTTTCAATGTCTGAATCCGACATTCTGTATAATGAAGCACCAAAGTCATTGAAGCCCGGTTCACCGGGATTCTTCCAGGATTCTAAGTCAAGTGACATTTCAGTTGCTTCCTGCTCTAACCCAATCCATTTAGAACTATAATAACTTGAACATGTCACGCAGGTTTGATTGCATAGATTTGAAGTTGTAAATTCTAGAAAGCGTATCGTCTTATCTGTTGGAATACTCGCTCTACGAGATTCACCTTTTACATTTGCGTGAAACCATGAATTCTTCATGCCAAGTTTAGCGTTGTTTAAACAGTATCCACAAACTTTACTTACCAAAGGCTCTTTATCTTGACGCAGAGATTCTAAATCTGAATGGTTGTCCCATAATTCAGCAATATTATCTACATTACTAATATGATTAAAAGACCAAGTTCTTTCTGCTGCACAGCATATAGAAAGATTACCGTCTGGTTGAATTGTTAGTGAATTGTGAGGAGCAGTACAATACATAGTAACCTTTTATTACCCTTGTTACATCTTGTCAAAAATTTGACACTTTTCAACATATGTCAAAATATGTTACATGTCAATTCTATATTTATGGGGTTTAGTTTGTATAAATAACAGGGAATAGAGATTGACTTCACATAATGAATTCTTGGAGGATACAATGAGAATTTTACTATTACTTTGCGTGTTATTTCTTGGGTCTGCTGCAGCGGCTCAGGAAGCGCCTGAATGTCCGGAAGGCTACGTTTGTACTCAATCGGGCACAGACAGTACTATTAGGTCTGAAGGCAATATGACGACTACGATCGTTCAACCGCCGCCGTCTGCAGTTTCACCACAATTTAGCGCCGGCAATAATAACGATCTATGTACGATCGGCGTAGCTGCTGCGGTGCAAACTCAGATTCTGGGTATTTCTGGTGGCGGAACATTTACTGAAGAAAACTGTAAGCGATTGAAGAACGCTAAAGTATTGTATGATATGGGAATGAAAGTTGCGGCTGTATCTGTAATGTGTCAAGATGAGAATGTTTTTGACGCGATGATGCAAGCTGGAACGCCTTGCCCTTATGACGGACAAATCGGCGATGCTGCAAAGCTTGGCTGGGAAACGCACAAAGAAAAAATAAGAGAGGAAACAGGTGGCGGAAATCTTAAAGAAAATGCTAAGAACGCAGCTCCTTTTGCTGGCCTTGGTATTTTGGCCTTCTTACTCTTCCTCTGAGAGTATTAAGCCTTACTATGGAGCTACTCCGAACGCTGCTGCAAACGGACTTTCTTGGTCTATGGGCAATGTATTGCCGACTCCTCCGGGATTAGATATTCAGAACGTGTTGTATAGTTATACCATCATTAAAGAAGATGGCGAAGCTGTTACAGTATACGTTCAAAACAAATTAGCTGGCTCAGATAATGAGTACATTTTTAGAGATCGCGAAGACTGGTCTCCTACATCGCCATCAGGACAAGAAGTGCGTAAAGTAATTCCTGTTGGCAACTTACATAGAGATCTATGGGGTGATGGGGAGATAGATGTACAAGGAAACGGATCTGTGGAAAATCCTAGTGTGATTTATACATATCGTGTAGATCCATGTTATAATCCGCAGTTCGATCCTAACTGCCCCGGTTATGAGGTTCCATACGTAGAGCCTCCAGAAATTGATTACGAAATTTACGACGCAGTTGCAGAAGGCGACGCTCAACGTGATCAATACCGTTATGAAGATGATGATGAACTGCAAGAAGAGGAAGATGAAGAGAAAAGACTGGCAGAACTTGAAGACGAAGAACGTGAGAGGAACGACCGTTTAGAAAAGGCAATGTTTGAAGCTGGCCGTGCCGAGCTTTTTGCATTGGCTTTTGCGAGAGGTCAAATGAAAGACTCAATTAATCTTAACATGAACTCTTATTATGATGCAAACATTCCAGGTGGTACTTATAATGACTCGCTTGTTTTATTAGATACCAAACTTCCTGAAAACCAAAGTGGTTTACGCAATGGACTTGCACAACAATTACTACACCAACAAATGGTTGATATGCAATATAATTTAAGTACAGGACAATAAGGAGGACTTCAATGTTCAAATCAACTTTCATAGGTGCCACTATCGCTCTTATCGCTTCATGCGGAGTTGCGGTTGCTGCTGACACTCCTATAAACGGCTCAGTACAGTCGCGATGTATTATTCAAACAGATACATCAGGTACTTATGCTAACCCCAATGCTTACACACTTACAACATCGTCAACTGATGGCGGCGAGAAAGCACGCATTCGTGTAGATATTTCTCTGGCAAATGCTTATTACGTTGAGATTACAGCGCCTACAGAATTCTCATCTTCACCTAACCTCCCTGATGTGGTAAGTTGGACTGGAGATACTACAGTAGATGCTGTTTCAGATGCTACCAATATGGGTGATTATGAAACAAATAAAGTAGAACTTGGAATGATGGACCGTTACGACATGACAGCGACTGGATCAACGTGGTTTGTAACCTCGTCGGTTGCTACTATGGGAGGCAATAAAGCATTTCCAGGCGGTAACTATACTGCTGTAGTGCAAGCGGAATGCATCGCTCAATAAAAAGGTTTATACATCATGAAGTATTTGTTTATGCTGGTTTTTCTCGTATTTACGAGTAAAGCTTATGCACATGAGATGGTACCTACCTATCCTGTGTTAAAGCAATCTTACATGGATGGGCTATTTGTAACCACTATGACAATGTTTAATAAACGGCCGGAAGTAGATTACTACGAGATTGGTGTTTATGACGACAATTGGGAGCCCATCCGTTTTGTTTCCAATTATAAGATTTGGAAAATTCCGTATTTAAGTACGGTTTCTTTTGATATCTATATACGCGGGGATGATAAATATAAGGTTAGATATATATGCTCAAAGTCTAAACTACGTAAGAGCAACATGACAAGGGCCGCCGTTTCATCTAGAATTTGTTCAAAAGTGAAAAGGCCGGATGAAGAGTGATGAAAAGATATATAATATTAGCAGCTTTGCTTTTTAGCTCGCCAGTACTGGCAGATAATATTGGCCTACAGTTACCCAATATGGGGCAGGCTTATGGTCAAGATAGCATTCGCTCAGGTGAAATTGATTGTAAGAATTCAATCGGTGGTTCAACAAATCTTGAGTTTGGAGTAACCGGTATAATTGATAATTATAATAGCCCGTTTAGTGGTGGTAATGATATGGATACGAGTCGAGATATAGGTGTTTATGCTCGTATTATTATTCCACTCGACGGACCTAAAGAAAGAATTAATTGTAACGATTTGTATGAACTTGAATTGAGAAAGAAGAGACTTGAGGTCTTAAAGCTACAACAAGAACTTGAGCAACTTCGTCGTTTGAATGAGAATAGTGAGGGAGAAATCTCATTTGAAAACTAAATAGGAGTTTCTATGGCCGATAAAGACCTAGGGGATGGCCTTGAACAACTTGACGAAGAAGTAGAAAAGTTAAAGAATACCAAGTTTAAGTTATTTGGTATTTCTATGACACCAACTACTATTGGTGCAGCTTTTGCCTTGCTTGGGGCAATTGGCGGATCCTTATATGGATCCTTTGAAGTCTATAAAGACTATATGGACATGAAAGAAATTGTTCAAAATATTGATGTTGATTCAATAACAACACGCAATAATGAAATTGAAGTATCGGTCGAGAATGCAAAGACTGAACTGATAATTCAAATAGCTTCCATCCAAAAACAAATAGACGACTTAGAAAAACGCACACGAGAAAATAAAGTTGATACGAGAGATCAAATCAACACTATGGATTCGCAAGTTCGCCGTGTCGAAAAGCTCGTGCGTGATACTGAATCAGACGTAAGACAAATAATTCAAAATGCTGAGGAGCGTTTTGATAATAAAAGGGATGCGCTACAGAATCAGTATGATACAAAAGCTTCTCAATTAAGAGAATCTAGTGACACTCGGATCACTGATTTAGAAAACAAAGTTGAACGAGACATGCGTAATCTAGAAACAGAACTCACGAATAAACTACAAAAGGCCTTAGACAATCCACTAGCAAACTAGGAGTGAGACATGATCGGACCAAAACGTACTTGTAAAAATTGCGGACATAGGTGTCACTGTTATCAACCGGATTGCGATGATTGTCATAACGACGTTTGCATTAAATGCGATTGCAAAACACCAGACGAAAAACAAACAAATACGGATGCACGATCATGGGATGGCTATTTAAAGTAGAGAAAGAAGACGATGATGCAGAACTTGCCAAACGGTTGGAATTTGATTTTAAAATTCGAGACATCCGCAGAAGAATTGAAAAGCTCAGGGAGAATTTTCATACCCCACGACGAGTACGAGTGGAAGAGCCACCTGAAGTGGATGAACAGGCACAAAACACCAGACAACAACGCGACAAAGATAATGAAATTAATGAGATCAAGGCAAAACTCTTAGGGAGGAAAAAATGATTTGTAACAAAATGGCTAGGCTAGCTGAATTGGCTTACTTAGATGGTAAAGAAGCTAAGAACAAAATGAAAGCTCTCGGTTACACCGGACACAAGTTCTTTGAGAACGATGGAGCTCAGTGTCACGCGGTATGGAATAAAGAAGAATATGTTCTTGCATTTCGTGGTACAGAACCAACCGAGATCTCAGATGTCCTTGCAGATCTAAATGCTATTCCACGTGGAGCAATGACACATGGTTTAGTTCATTCGGGTTTTAGAGGTGAATGTGATAAAATATGGGATGAGATTGTAGCACATCACGGTAAAGGCCATAAAGAGAAAAAGCTTTGGATCACAGGGCACTCTCTTGGCGCTGCTATGGCTACTATTGCAACTTCAAGATTCGAAGAAACTCAGAAGGTTGAGCAACTTACAACGTTTGGCTCACCTAGAGTTGGTACTCGTAGTTTTGTGAAACATATTGAAACAAAGCATATGCGGTTTGTTAACAATAACGACATCGTTACAAAGGTTCCACTTATGCTGATGGGTTACAAACACCACGGCGAATTAAAGTATATTAATTTTTATGGTAATGTCCGCAAAATGACTCCTTGGCAGATGCTCAAGGATCGTTGGCGCGGTTGGAAATCAGGTTTACTAGATGGTGCAAAGGATCATGGTATGGATAACTATGTTCGTTGCACTGATAAATTGGAGTACTAAACTATGTGGGAAATGATAACAAGAATGTTCGGCGATACGCTATGGATTTATACGGCTATCGCTGGCTCTTTGGTTGGTGCAGCATTTTTAGCATGGTTTCGTAATACACACGCAGCACTTTATTTGATGGGAAAATTTGATGGTTTCTTAGATTATTTGGTCGATAGATTTGGTTGGGATTGGCTGCAAGATGATCCCGAAGCATGGCGTAAACGTTATCCAAAGGTCACGAAAAAAATCGACGATTTAGAGCTTCGTATAAAAAATTTAGAAGCTCAAGCTAAAACTAAAGTCATTAGACAAAAGGAGAAATAGGATGTCTTGTAACAGTCCTAATTGCAAATGTGGTCCTACGTGTGACTGTAAGGATTGCAATTGCTAAACGTCTACTTAGAATTTATCGTAGATCAAACTTTACACAATATTTCAACATACGACAAAGCTTTAGGGACTAATCTTGCTAGAGATTATAAAAGATTTGTATGGTGGAATATGAGAGAACTTCAGAAACCTGTGCTGAATTCTCTATTCGAAAACGGTAGAGTGTGGCGTCTATTAATGGACAAACACTTATCCCTATAGTAAAAGGAGACTAATATGAACTGGTTAATGTCAAGACTAAAAGAGCGTACTTCATGGGATGGAGCAGCTCTTATCGGTGTTGGCCTAGTAGGCTTGCTTATGCCACTAGACCTCGTATCTTACGCGGCGATCGCGTGGGGTGTTATCACGCTACTAAAGTCTGAGTAGCATAGTACTTTTTATATAGCTCGGCGATCTTATCAAGCTCAGGATGATTGTGAATCCATTGACCAGTGGAAGGATCAAATTCTTTCTTGAAAAAATCGTCGAGCTTTTTATTGCCGGTATCAAGTTGAGGATCTATAGCAAGACAAAGCTTATCGAACTCTCCATCAGAAATAACTGATTCGTTCTCTTTCTCATATGCATACGCGTATATACAGAGTTTAATACGATTACGTATTTCTTTCTCCGCTACAGATCCCCAGCTCATCACCCTCGCCCTTGTCCTCTATATTTCTTCATACTTGCTTTTTTACTTTTATTCATAGAAGATAACTTAAGGTTTCGTTTACCAATCGAAGTTTTCTTATAATTTTTTTGCTTTACAGCAACACCTACTGTTTTTGCCATACTTTACTCCTCAATTTTAAATAAATTACCAAATGTTTGGCCAGTATCTTTAGGACAACACCAATCGTAATCAAATAGCTGATCTAACGTTGCATGTTCTCCCTTTAAGTTCCACCAGTTACGAACATACTCAAAAGAAACTTGAGCAACTCTTGCTAGCTTAGCATCTGAGTGATCGTGAACTGTAGTTGGAAATCTTTCTACATTGTGATTAAACAATGGATGAATATGAGTAATACCCAAGCCATATATGATATTCTCGATGGTTGGTTTCATTCTCACGGTTTTCTCTTTATCAAGTCTTAGAAGCAAAGGCATTCTAAAACGAATATGATTATCATCTAGAAAATAATAATCTACAATTTTCTTAGCATAGCCACGCTTAATAATATAACATTGTAAGCCATGATCCCATCCAACTCTATGCCGTGGAGCCATCACTGCCCACCCTTCGTGCATTACACAAAGCTGCAAAGCATCCCATAGAACACCATGTTTTTTTACATAGTCTTCCCATACGAATGGCCATTGGTCTATTTGATTGAAAAGGCAGTCATCCTCAAAGATAGCAACCATATCTTCATCTGTTTCTTCATACCATTTTTTGATTGTAAGTAGATGAGATGATGTCGCGCCAAAAGGTAAGATTTGGCACTCAGGTGTGCCAGTGATCTTGAGATTAGAATCTTCTAATCGAGGATAAGAACATATTCTATAGTTGGTTATTCCTAGCTTCTCAAATTCACCAATCATATATTCTCGGCGGTCTTTACTCTCTTCAAGATTGACCACCCAACAGCTGGGAAACCCCTTCAATTTTGGATGCATTATTTAATTCCGTTGTTATATTCACTCACTAGTTCTTGTATACTATCAATTGCCATATCTAATTGAATATCGGTAATTGGTGGCAATTCTTTCTTGTACATTGCAATGATGATTTCGTCTTCAATCTTATCGCGATTTACTTTACCATTTTTAATAGGCAAATGAAAACCATTTTGCATAATGTCAATCGCGAGTTCACATGATATCATTACATCTTTGTCCATACTTTTTCTCCGTATATATCTGTAAATATATTACATAATGAAGAAATGTCAACCCTTAATCCCACAAATTTTCATAATATTTTCCAAATAATCTGAAGCCGTTGCTCATTCGTTCCTGATGCGCCTTCAAGCCGTCACGATCAATCCATTCAAAATCGCCTAGGCCACTATCACTTGGAATATGTGGTCCATAATACTCATCTTCCCAATTGTCTTTTACTTTTTGTTCAAAGGCCCAGATCATTTCATCCATAATCCAATCCCAACGATCAAAAAACTTAGGATCAGCTGTACCGTCACCTTCGTATGCACGTTTCCATTTAGTAGTAGGACGCAACTCTTTTGGTACATCACTTGGATCTGTATTAGGAGCGCCGTGCTTTGTTTCTTTCAACTGTTTTAGCATAGGCAAGATAATCGGTGCAAGGGTATAATCCATGCTCCAAGTATCATAATCGTGTATTGCGACTTCTATCTTTTGCGGCCTATCATCTTTATAGGGCCCTATATAAACTTTCATTATATAAACAACTCCCAACTTGGATGTTTGATTGTAAATTCCATTTGTTTACGTTTACGAACTAATTCCCAGTAACCAGGTCTATATGGTTTATATTTAGGCTTCCAGTCCATCCTGTTTCCTTTAGTAGAATTACAAGAATTGCAGGCTGCTACTATATTGGTCCACTCTGTTTTACCACCACGGCTGAGTGGAACAACGTGATCCATAGTCAAATGTGATCTACTAAACTTATATCCGCAATACAAACATTTGTACTGATCGCGTAAATAAAGGTTAGATTTTGAAAACCTAACCTCTGACTTGGATTTGATATATTGTTTCATCATAATCACAGCGGGAACTTTGGTTTCCCAAGAGGGGCTCCGGACTAGCCAATCGTCATACCATTCTAACACATCACATTTATCGTGATAAATGTACCGTATGGCTTCTTTCCAATTAATAACGCTGAGAGGTAGATAGTTGACGGGTTGAGCATCTGCATTAAGAATCAAAACGTCGGACATCTATCTTTCCTTTGCTGCTTTTAACTATTTATCTCCAATCTGTACTGATCTTCACACATTTGGTAGATATCTTTCGTGAGTACACAATATTCTGATAATTCATCAACTACTGAAGCAGTAGCATCACCTTCTCTACGATCTTCGAAAACTCGTTTCATTTCTTTGCCGGTAACTTTATCCATAGCATCTAAGACTTCAAGAACACTGAATCCTGTATTACTACCAAGGCATTCATACGGAGTATTACGAGGACCTTCTTCTACAGCCTTTACTATAGCAGCACTAAGATCACAGACGTGTATATAATCGCGAATGCAAGTACCGTCCCTAGTATCATAATCGTTACCAAAGATGCTAATGTGGGGATATTTTTCAGCAGCCACCATAGCAGCAACACGAATAAGATGGGTTGGAGCACCCAATTGCCGATTAACGCCATCAGTACCAGAGACATTAAAAAAGCGAAAAATAGTATAACCATTGGCTTTCTCCTTAATAATATCTTCAGCAGCCACCTTACTGCGAGCATAAGGCGAAGCCATCTCCCATGCTGATGATGTACTTGCAAAGATAAAGTTTGGAGTTTTTACTTTGTCAAGCATATTTGATGTGCCCATAGCATTTACACGGTAATACTCCGTGGGCTCTTTAAGTGACTGAGGTACGACACTGCGACCGGCCAAATGAACTACAGCATCATATGTACCATGTACAGCAAAGGGATCTGTGACATCTACGGGCTCAAACATATCCACATATTTTGATATATCATTGTGCTCGCCATGAATATTCGTATCCCAACCATCGACATAATGGCCATACTCTTTAAGCAGTTTACATACATGGCTGCCAATATAACCCGTGGCACCCGTTACCAGAACTTTCATACAATCCTCCTATACATAATAATACTATTCTATAATGTATTTAGCCAAATGTCAACTATAAATAAAGCATGAAACATTTACTATTACTTCCACTGATTATATATCTAACAGCATGCTCGAGTGATACCGATTATGCTCTTTCTCGCAAATTGCCAGAATCAAAACAAACTCTAGCTCACAAGGCGTATTTCTGGTATGGCTTGTCAGAAGAAAAAGATCGCCAAACAATCAAAGATATTACGGGAGTAGATCCAGTAACTACTGAGTGGTGTGCTGCTTTTGTGAATATGGTGTTACTTGAAAATGAACTACCAACATCAAGATCTGTGAGTGCTTTCCCACTTATGGCTAGATCATTTATAACTTACGGTCAAGAAGTTACAACTCCCGAAAAGGGAGATATTTTAGTCTTTGAAAGAGGCGAAGCCGGATGGCAAGGCCACGTTGGTTTTTATGTCAGTCAAACCAAAGATATGTCGACCGGTCAAATTTGGTATAACGTAATTGGCGGAAATCAAAATGATAGTGTTTCCATACAAAAATACCCAGCCGATAAATTAATCACAATACGTAGAGTTTCACTTTAAAGTTCTAGGATCAAATTCTAGTGGTATACATACCGCTTGAGTGTTTGGCGGGTAATAACCAGATGGCATTTCAAAAAGAGCTGAAGATAAACTTTCTCTTGCTTTAAAACAATCTACGTTCGTTGTAAAAAAGCCCATATTTTGTGCGTTAACGTGTAAGGCTTCTTTAGTTGGTAATAACATGACAAGTACTAGTACGTATATAGTATTCATAGCACTGCCTTTTCGGTTGTTAAATTGGTGCCCGTGGCCGGACTCGAACCGGCAAGCCTAAGCGACACATTTTAAGTGTGTTGAGTTTACCAATTTCTCCACGCGGGCTTTTCTGGTGCCCCCACACGGACTCGAACCGCGGACCTACTGATTACAAATCAGTTGCTCTACCAGCTGAGCTATAGGGGCATTACTTATTTATTGGCCTGCGCTGAGGGACTCGAACCCCCGACCTAGTGCTTAGAAGGCACTTGCTCTAATCCAGCTGAGCTAAGCGCAGATTCTTTAAGCGTTATCAATAAAACGCTGGAAAATTTTCTCTGGTATCATACAAAGCTGTATATAAACAGCCCAGAAACCAATATTCCAAATGATGATTTCAGGCCAGTTCATTTACGAAACTCCACTTGATACCACTTGCCATCATGTTTAAATTTGATGATGCTGTGAGAATAAACTGATTTATTTTGATTTTCATACAGTGTTTTAGTCTCACATTTCTCTTGAAGGCGGTAGCCAACAATTTTGTCACTACCTTTTTGTGCCTTATCAGCTCCAATAATACCACCAATTACTGCACCTGCTGCAGCACCTTGGTCATTACCAGAAGCGCCTTTACCAAGTAGACCACCAATAATCATACCCATCAAAGCACCGCCCGCGGCATCACCTTGTTCATTAGAGTATACGGGTACTTCTACCTCATAACACTCAGTATGCTGAAAAGGAACTCGCTGAGTTACGTAACGATATTCGTCAGTGATAGTAGCTTGCACTTTATCAGCATAAGCTGGCGCTGCTACCAATAGAGCTAGAGCACTAACTCCAATCTTTGATATCATAGACATCTTTATAAACCTTTTCTGTGTCATTGTGGCCGTGGCGATATCCCACAACATATCCAATTACTCCACCAAGGATTGTACAAATTAAAGCCATTTCTGTTACAATACTCATGATGCTCACCCTTGTTGAATAAAGTTTGGTTGAATGCTACTACAACCATTGCAGTATTCAAATGGATCTGAGTATCCAAAAACAGCTAGCATGCCGTCGTATTCTTGTTCTATCATGTTTGATTCCTTCTTATTATTATATTAATATAGTACTTTCTTGGAGAATGTCAACCCTTTCTTTGAAATTTTTTCACAAATTCTAAAAGAATTTTCTCCGATCGTTCTCTGGCTTCTTGTTCCCACCAACAAGTGTCATAGTTGTAACCCTTGTCAAGAAGCTCTCCAAGATTATCATACATGAACTGCTTCACATGAACCATTTCGTGGGCTATACTAGTATATATCTGGCTTATGTTCTTGTTCTTCTTAGAAATCAAAATTAAATAGTTATCTTCATCAATATCAATACACAGGCCAGACTTATCGTTTACGATCTTATCTTCTGCAACAATCTCAATACTCTTTGGCCAAGCTGGCAAATTCTCGCAGCAAAAACGAGTAAAGTGAGTTGTGAGTTTTGGATCTAATCCTTTTACCTTAACTTTCATCTCTGTACAACGTAGTTCTGCTATTGATTGCTTGATGAATGATTTTCCACTTTACCCATGCTTCCATGCAATGTTCTATTTCTTTATAGAAGATAGCATTGAGCAACCAAACTAAATGCCATTTACCATTTCTTTTCCTTTCCCACTGAGCTGCAGAAAAAGATTGATTTAACCTGCCACCAATTATAACATTAAAAAGAATAGAAGTGGCAATAATTATTCTTTTAAAGTACATTTTCATTTAATCTAATCCCTGTAGATCACTCTCATATTGTTTTGCGGGGGTTGTTTTATTCCAGAAATTTAATTCTGCTTGAGTTGATTTAATTTCTTTGGCTAGTTCCTTTACCATTTCATCTGTCAAGCTCATGATATTGATACGTAGCAATCTATCAACGTCAGATTCAATAGCATGTGTATTTTGTAGTATCTGATCGCCAACATCTTTCTTCTTACGGTTTTTAAACACGATGCGATCGTCAAGTACTGCTTGAATAAATTGCATCTTCACATTAAGCCAACGAAGATCTTCTTGAGCTTCTTCTCTACGCTTCTCAATTCGTTGTTGTAGTATACCAAGACGATAGTCGACAAAGTCTTTGATTAAAAGACGCTCATCATCATACTCACGAAGCTTTCCGTCCGGACCAATTACTGTAAGGTTTTCACTTAATGGCTTACTCAGCTTGAATTTAGAAATAATCTTAGCATCATTCCAGTTTGCTGAAGTGTTTTGCTTTAATTTGATTTCAAAAGAGAAACCAGTCTTATCACAAAGATCTTCATATGATACGATGTCACCATCATCTTCAAGCTTATCAAGTACCTTAACATATGATTCACGATCAAAACCATATGGAACTTCAGTAATCATCATTACTGTTTTGGTTTTCTTATGATACTTACCATAAACAATGTGGCGATCTTCAACAGGATCATAGTCGACTCGTCCTTTGAACTCAGGAAATGACACTGGAGCCTTGTTGGTTATATTACCATCCGACAAGTATTCACGAACGAGGCGAGAGAGGTCGTCTACTGATCGTGGAAGGATGTTTGTAGCAAAACCAGTGGCAATACCCTTAGTTCCATTAGCCAATACCAAAGGAAGTACTGGTAGATAGAATGCCGGTGGTTCGTGTTCCGGATCAGGGTGGGCGGGGGCCAGGTCAACATCGCGAATATACTTCTCAAAGTTTTCGCTTAAGCGCGTGTAAACATAACGTGCTGCGCCTGCTTCTTGAACTAGTCGAGTACCAAAGGAACCACGACCCTCGACTAGGCAGACATTGTTATTCCACGTTGCAGCCATTAGTTGCCCGGCCCCCGCGGCAGACGTCTCTCCATGATTGTACCCATAGTCTGATATAATACCTGCAACAGCGGATACTTTCTTAAAGTCACGCTTTGAGTTGAGGATACTGCTATAAAGGTAGAACCTTTGGACAGGCTTTAACCCGTCAATCATATTAGGAATCGCTCGTGATTCCACGGTGTACATTGCAAATGATTTCCACTCGTTGGATGCAACCTTCGAGATTGGATATTCATTTTCTTCAACTGTAAATTCCATCAATGACATGACGAACCCTTTTTCAATTTATAGTACCATTCTATCACAGTTTTTGGTATATGTCAACCAAAATATTTTTCAAGCATGTCTAAAACGTCTTGATATTTAGCCATTTCAAGGATTTCTGTTTCCATCGCCTCAAACACATCAGGGTGCTCGCCAATTCCTGCTGGATTATTAAGATATACTTCGACGTTCATTCTATGTTTTTGAATATGTCCGTGGGCATGAGCCTTCATTGCTTCAATCATTACTTCTTGTTCTAGTGCCATTATTTTTCTCCTTATTGGAACATGTAGTCTTTACGTAATTGCGAATCTTTTCCAAACATCATTTGGAACATACCAGCATCGTCAACCGTAACTGTGTCGTACACTGGTTTATTGATAATAGTATCATATTCTTCTTCCGTCAAACTTCCCAAACCTTTGATGTAGCGATGTTTCCACCCATCTTTGCTTGACTTAAATTCATTCGCCTCTTCATATGTATAAAACCACTTGATTTGAGATCCTTTTGTAGAAATCATAATAGGCGTTCTAGTGATCTTGACTTTCTTTTCAAGAAGAAGCCGTGGCCAAAACTTGTAAAAGAAGGCAATTAAAAGAGGACTAATGTGGCCGATACCATCATGGTCAGCATCAGTCAGTGTTGCAATATGTTCATATGTCATATCATCAACTGAGTTTGGATTTGTAATATCCAATCCAAGAACTGAGATCAATTCTGAGAGCTCTTTGTTCTTAAGAACATCAGCAGGTTTCATATCCCACGTGTTCATAATAACACCACGAAGAGGATAAGCACCCACCTTATTTGGATCACGTACTTTGAGAAGGAAGCCCATCGCTGAGTCACCCTCCACAATTTTCAAAGTAGCATCATCCTTATTTGCTGCAATATGCTTAGCCACTTTAACCTTACGCAATTTCTTTTGAGCAAGAGTAGCAGCTCGTTTGTCTGCAGCGATTTTCTTTGCAAGCTGAGCCTCAATAATCGGATCAATAATAGATGGAGTATTCAGGATCTTACGAGCAAAGAAATCAGCCTCACGAATGCCAGACGCAATCGCATGTTCCTTTACATTACCCATTGGATTCGTCAGTCTTTCTTTTGTCTGCGAGTCAAATTTTGGGTTAGTAAAGTTCTTAGCGAACATGACAAACGTGAGACCGTTCTTAATTGTCGACTTGACAACTTCGATTTTATGCTTGCGCTTAATCATAGTTGTAAGTTCTTCAACAATACCATTCACGATAAAGTCTACATATGTACCACCTTGTCGTGTATTCACACCATTTACAAATGAGTTGTTACGGAAACCATCTTCAGATGTAGTGATGAAGAATGAAAGATCTTCAGTTTTCTCGATGATTGCTTCTTCACCAAAAAGCTCAGCATACTTTTTCAGGTTGTTGACCTTGATGCGTCGCTTATTAAAAGAGAATGCAATTTCAGGGAATGCCATTTGAAGCGAAGACAAACGATCTTCAACTAAAGCAACTGTATCGAGTTCTTGTAAACTGTCGACTTCGAACAAATCGAAATCAGGAGTAAACCAAACTTCGGTTCCGTTTCCGTCTTTTGGAGTTTGCTTTTCACGAATATCCTCTGCACCATTCTTACATTCAACTGTAAGCATATTGCCGTTAGACCAAGTCTTACCGACAAACTTAGATGATAAGAAGTTAGTAGCAGCCGAGCCAACACCGTTGGTACCAATAGTTACTCGTTCATCGTCAAAACTTGTACCCGCATTAACACGTGTCCAAGCTGCAGTCGCACGAGCAATCTTGTTGTCTGTTGTCTCATCATAAACAAGCTCTTGCGGAATACCACGGCCATTGTCCGTAATCGTCACCTTATTATTATCTATAGACACGTTGATTTTGTTCGCATACTCAAAGTTTGTGCGAATGGCTTCGTCTATAGAGTTGTCAAGAATCTCGTCAATCATTTTCGATAGCGCTGGAACATACCGTGAGGTTTTCCATTCACCCATCACAAAACGCTCGACCTGTTCTTGAGCACTAGAGCCCATATACATACCAATACGTTCTCTGACGTGTTGGCGAGCTGTTAAGATTTTGAACTGTTCAGTCAAGATTTTATCCCTTTTGGAAACATTATTAAGCTATTCTATACTATTTCTTTTGTTATGTCAACCCTTAAATTTCTCCAATCCAATGGGTGCAGTCATCGCAAGGATCATCGAATTGATAACATCGATAGTCTTCGGCCATGCAGTTCCTTTCGGTTGTTGGCTCATTATTTATAAATACTATCATAGAGTTTCAGAAATGTCAACAGGAAATTTCATATGATTACAAATTATCTGTCTCCAGTTGGCTTTGTGGTGTCAATTCAACGACTACCAAATGTAGAATTTTTCACACAAAGAGCCACGATTCCAGGAGTCAACATTACACCTGCACCTCAGGCTGCTCCCATCCATCAGTTGTATGCTGTTGGTGATCGCCTTGAGTACCAAGAACTCGACATGAATTTTATCGTGGACGAGTCTATGAATAATTATAATGAGATCCTTGCATGGATGGAAGGTATTGGTACTCCAGAAAAGTCGACACAGTTCAGAGATCTTGAGAAAGGTGACGGCACTACATCAGACATCCGCATCGTGATTTCAAACTCTAACAAGAATCCAAACATTGAGTTTACTTTCTTCGATTGCTTTCCAACTAGCCTCAGCCCAGTCTCTTTAGATGTGACAGGAACTGACGTCATCTACCCTGAATGCTCAGTAACTTTCAGGTATACTCGTTTCGAATACAGAAAAATGTAGTTGACATTTCTATCAAAGTGTGATAGAATGTATTATAAAATGGTTTTGAAAGGTATGAAATGAGTACTGATGATATAAGTGAGATTTGGGCAAAAGATGCAAACATCGACGAAACGAATCTCGTCGGTGAGTCTAAGAAAATCCCTTCATTACATAGCAAGTACTATAACATGTACTTCCGAGAAGCGCTTAAAGTGAAGAAGCTTCGTTATGATTACAAGCAACTTGAGCTTGCAAAGAGAGAGTGGTATGATGGATCTATGGCTGAAGAAGATCTTCGTGAACGCGGATGGAAACCATACCAGAAAAAAATCATTCGTCAGGATATAGATAAATATATCCAAGCAGACAAGGATATTGTAAATCTAAGTTTAAAGATCGACTATCATACAGCTCGAGCAGATTACTTAGAAGACATTGTGAAAACTATTCATAGTAGAAACTTCATTATTAAATCAATGATTGATGTGTTGAAGTTTCAAGCAGGAGAGTACTAGATTATGAGTGATGTGGTGAATGTTGAGGAAGGAAATGCGGTGCACCTGAAGGTGACGGCCGATCCCGGCACTCGCCAAGAAATTGCTGAATACTTTTCATTTAAACCAAGTGGCTATCAATTTTCTCCGGCGTACAAGAATAGAGTGTGGGATGGTACCATTCGTTTGTATCAGCCGATGCGCCCAGTACTTTATGTTGGTTTGTTTCCAAGACTGAAAAAGTTTTGCGAAGATCGTGGTTATGAGTTAAATGCACCAGCACATCTAATGCATGGAGAGGAGATTCCTGATGACTACGGTTATGAATTGGCTAAAGAGATTGGTTGTAAGTTTGAACCACGGGATTACCAAAACCAATACGTTGTTGATGCAATCCGGGATTCAAGATCATTGTCCTTGTCTCCTACTAGTTCTGGCAAATCGTTAATCATCTATCTGATACAACAACACTATTGGAGAGTTTATGAGCACAGAACACTTATCATCGTCCCAACAATCTCACTGGTTCATCAGATGGCTGGAGACTTTAGGGACTATGGATGCGAGGACGACATATACACGATTCAGGGCGGTGTAGATAAGAATACAGATGCTCCAATCGTTATCTCAACTTGGCAGTCACTTATCAAACAACCAAAGGATTGGTTCTCTCAGTTTGGTGTTGTACTTGGCGACGAAGCTCATTTGTTCCAGGCCAAAAGCCTTCAAAAAATTATGGAAGGTTTAGATCAGTGTTACTATCGACATGGCTTTACTGGTACTTTAAAATCAGAAGAAAGCAAGACACATCGGCTGGTACTAGAAGGTTGCTTTGGCGGCGTAAGAAGGCACGTGACGACTAAAGACTTGATGGATTCAGGTACTGTTGCAGACTTTAACGTTAAAGCAATCGTATTGTCACATCAACAGGATGTAAGAAAAAGCTTTAAGAAAGCGATTGGTCAGATACAGGTAGCAAGTAAAAAGTATCCTGCTGAAAGAGAATTCATTGTCAACAATCACAAGCGAAACATTTTTATTCGAAATTTGCTTTGGTCTCTCAAAGATCAGAACAATTTGGTTTTGTTTGATTTGGTTGAAAAGCATGGCAAGATCCTAGAGCCGATGCTAAAGAAAGATGATCGCCAACTCCATTTTATATATGGTGCTACAAAAGGCGACGAGAGAGAACGTATCAGACATCTCGTTGAGAATGATCCCATCAAACAACATGATATCCTTGCATCATATGGTGTTTTCTCAACGGGTGTAAATTTAAAAAAACTTGATAACGTAATCTTCGCTTCTGGTTCTAAATCTGAAATCAAAGTATTGCAATCAATTGGTCGTGCCCTTCGAAAGGGCAACGACGCCGATAAGGCGACTCTGTATGATATTGCTGACGATCTTTCGGTGGGGACTTACCAGAACTATACTCTCCAGCATTTCCGGAAACGGATTGAGATCTACGGTCAGGAACAGTTTGCTGTCAAGATATACACAGTAGAAATCTAATATTGGTTTGTAACTGATAAATCAGATTATACCAGGCTTTGATAGTGATGTCAACAGTTTTTTTCACAATATATTAACTTTTTACAGTTGACATTTCAGTCAATATGTACTATATTATATCTAAGTAACATTAGGAGGCGCAAAGAAATGCTATGGCTAAAAGAGCAACCCGCAATTACGTAAACAACAAAGATCTTCTTGAAGCACTCATCAAGTACAAAGAAGAGTGTAGAGAAGCAGAGGATGCAGGAGATCCGTTGCCACGAGTACCAGACTACATTGGAAAGTGTATCTATCAGATCGCTACTCGGCTTGCAACAAAACCAAACTTCTCTGGATATTCTTATAAAGAAGATATGATTTCAGATGGAATTGAGAACTGCCTACTTTATATCGGTAACTTCAATCCTGAGAAATCTCAGAATCCATTCGCTTACTTCACTCAAATTATTTGGTACGCGTTCCTGCGTCGTATTCAAAAAGAAAAGAAGCAGATGTACATTCGATTTAAGTCATCTCAGAACATGTTATCAACAGGTGATACTTATTCTGGAGGTGAAGAGGTTAATTTGAATCTTACAACAAGTGCAGATTATATGAATACATTTATTGAAGATTTTGAAGATAAGCTGAAGAAAGATAAGGAAAAGAAAAAGTGAAGATAGCAATCGTAACAGATATGCATATCGGAGTCCGTGGTGATTCCAAAGTTTTTGCAGATCATCAAGAGAAGTTCTTCTTAGAATGTTTCTTTCCATATCTTGACGAGCATGGGATTGATACTGTATTTGATTTAGGCGATACATTCGATCGTCGTAAGTTCATCAACTATGTATCACTTAAGCGTGGTAAAGAGTTCTTCTTTGATCAGCTTGCAAAACGAAACATTGAGTATCATGCTCTGGTTGGAAATCATACGACATACTACACTAATACGAATGAAGTGAATAGTATGGATCTTCTTCTAAAAGAGTATGACAACTTTCACATCTATCAGCACGAAACAAAAGAGTTGACATTTGGATCAACTAAGTTTATAATGGTACCGTGGATTACAAAAGACAATAATCAGCATTGCTTTGATAGCATCAAGAACTCAGATGCTCATGTCCTTGCTGGTCACCTCGAGCTAAAAGGCTTTGAGATGATGAAAGGTCAAGTTTGTACTCACGGTATGGATAAAGATCTGTTTAGTCATTACGAGCAGGTTTGGTCTGGTCATTTCCATCATCCTTCTAAGTATGGTAACATCGAGTACCTTGGTGCGCCCTACGAGATGACTTGGTCAGACTATCAAGGAAAGCGTGGCTTCCATGTTTTTGATACAGAATCAAGAGAGCTTACTCGAATTGATAATCCATTCCAGATATTCCACAAAATTGAATACGATGATAGTGATATGACAATTGAAGATATTGCTCATCTTGATACCACAAACATCAAAGATGCGTATATCAAAGTGATTGTAAAGAACAGAACAAATCCCTACATTCACGATTTGTTTATCAACAAACTTGCAGACGCTGGTGCCACTGATGTTAAATCAATCGAAGACACCTTGAATATTGAAAGTGAGGGAATGGATGAAATCCTTGATGAAACCCAAGATACGAAGGACATACTTCATGCCTTTATCGATTCTATGGAAACAAAAGTAGATAAAGTGAGTGTAAAAAGAGTTATTGATGATTTATATATTGAGGCACAAAGTATTGCATGAAGATATTATTTAAGGAATTGCGTTATAAGAATATTCTATCTACGGGAAATTCTTTTACAACAATTCATTTAAACAAAAAGACAAACACTCTAGTGAGTGGTACGAATGGCGCAGGCAAATCTACAATGCTTGACGCCATTGTATTTTCTTTATATGGTAAACCTTTCCGTAAGATTAATAAGCCACAGCTTATCAACTCTATCAATCAAAAAGAATTACTTGTTGAGATTGATTTTGTAATTGGCCAAGCTCAGTATATGGTACGCCGCGGTATCAGACCAAACTTGTTTGAAATCTTTAAGAATGGTGAGCTTATCAATCAAGATGCAGCAGCTCGTGACTATCAAACATATCTTGAGAAAAACATTTTAAGATTAAATTATAAGTCATTTACTCAGATCGTTGTACTTGGTAGCGCTACATATGTACCATTTATGGAATTGCCAGCACATGGCAGACGAGAAGTTATTGAAGATCTTCTTGATATTCAAGTCTTTAGTACAATGAATACTCTTCTCAAAGAACGTTTGATCGAGAACAAAGAACAGATCTCTGAGAACAACTATCAAAAGAATCTTACAGAGTCTAAGATTGAATCTGCTGAAGCTCATAATGCTTCTATTCGTCAGATTCGTCAAGATGAAGTTGACAAGATCAAGGAGAAAATGAATGAGCATATATCTAAGATCGAAACAGAGAAAGCAGAAATTGAAAGCACTCAAGAAGCTATCGAAGAGCTTATCAAAACAATCACAGATAAATCAGACGTCAAGTCAAAAATAGACAAAGCTCGAAACCTAAATCAAGAATTGAGTTCTAATCTTCGTAATTATATGAAAGAGCTCGCCTTCTATCATGATAACGATAGTTGTCCTACATGTAAACAAGGTATTGCTCACGATTTTAAATCAAGTGTTGTTACCGAGAAAAGTAAAAAGGTTGAAGAACTAGAAGCTGGAATATTAGAATTATCTAATAAGGTAAATGAATATGAAAATCGTATCAATGAAATATCTTCGATTGAGGATAAAACTGCATCTCTTAGCTTGCAAATTAGTGAGCATCGAGCAACGATTAAAATTTCAAAGAATGCGCTTATATCTTATAAAAAAGAGCTTGACAAAGCTGAAGAAGAAGTCGAAGCGGTAGATCAAACTCAACTCAATCTTTTACGAGAAACAATGCAGTCTATCGAGACTCAACAAACCGATCTCTTTAATCATAAAGAAGTCTTGTCTGTGGTGTCAACTATGCTTAAAGATGGAGGCATCAAATCAAAAATCATTCGTCAGTATATCCCAGTGATGAACAAACTCATCAATAAATACTTGAGTGCTTTTGATTTGTTCGTTGACTTTCAACTTGACGAGAACTTCAATGAGGTGATTAAGTCTCGTTTCAGAGATGCTTTCTCATACTCTTCATTCTCAGAAGGCGAGAAGCTTCGCATCACTCTATCAATTATGCTATCATGGAGAACCGTAGCAAAGCTTCGTAACTCAGTATCGACAAACTTATTGGTACTTGACGAAACTCTTGATGGCGCAATGGATGGTGTAGGTGTTGAAAACTTGATTGAAACTCTACAAAATCTAAATGCAGAAGATAACATCTTCGTTATTAGCCACCGTGGCGACCAGTTTGGTGACAAGTTTGAAGGCCATATTAAATTTCAAAAGGTTAAAAACTTCAGTGAAATAGCGGCCTAGAAAGGATTACAATGCAACACTCTATAGAAGATCTTATTAAAAGAATAAACGCTATGAAAGATAAAGCGATTCAAGTTCATCGACTTCGAAACGAATTTGCTGAAATTTCCGGTAAAGAATATGATAAGGAATCCTGTAAGAGGTTGATTGAAGATATTCAAACACTGGCCTTGGGTATTGCTATGGACCGAGAAGGTGATGACATAATTACAGAGATGGATTCTTGGAAAGAAAAATGAAGCTTCTTGATCCTAAAAGATACATTACAACTCACTTACATGACAGAGATACTTATGCTACTATGGTGCACGAGTTTTTCAATCTCGACACGTACGGTTGGTGGTATCAAGTAAAGCCAGGCGATATTGTAATGGATATTGGTTCTTGCATTGGAATGTTTACTTGTAAAGCACTCGAACAGGGTGCTAAACATGTTTATTCAGTAGAACCAAACATTAAACTTCTTCACACTACTATGGTCAATGCTATGCCTGCTATCTCAAGATCGGCAGAGCAAAGAGTAACTCCTATTAATGCCTTCATCGGCCACTCAGATCACGGGTTTGGTGTTAAAGGAGATGAAGCACCACATAAATCATTTAAAGAGATTATAGAAGAATACGAAATAGATCATCTTGATTTCTTAAAAGTTGATTGTGAAGGTGGTGAGTATGATATCTTTATGAAAGAAAACTATGACTTCTTATTCAATAAGGTACATCATATTGCTATGGAAGTACATCTTGACGTATATCCCGAAGCGCCCGAACGATTTATCAAGATGAGAGATAAATTTATACGAAGATGGCCCGGCCATATTCGGTTTTTAAAGTTAGAACATAGAAAGAAAACATGGGACGACAACTACATAAGAGGAGACTGGCCAATAGGCTGGGGAAGCTCTTGGATGATCTATCTAACACGCATTTAATGGTTTACAAAATGGACATTATGTGTTACAATGTAAAATATATGATACAAACAGGTGAACATGTCTAAATTCTACACATCAGTCGAACGCTTTATCAACGACATTCTAGTTCGTGGTTATGAAAACGGCAGACCATTCCAACGCAAAGTCAAATTCAAGCCAACATTATATGTTCGTGCTCGTGATAACGCCACTCACAAATCATTGATTGGTGATGTGCCTCTCGGTGCTACTCGTTTCAATAGCATGATCGAAGCTCGTGATTTCATTACTCAATACAAAGATGTACATGGTTTCGATATCTGTGGCACTATGAATTACGTCACTCAATTTATTCAAGAAGAATATCCAGACGAGATTGATTTTGACATGTCTAAGATCAACATCTGTTCTTTTGACATCGAGGTTGATATCTCGAATGGATATGCAGACATCAATGTCGCTGACAAAGAAATCACTTCGATTGCATACAAATCTTCTAAGTCTAGTACATATCATCTTCTCGGTCGTAAAGATTTCGACAAGACAAAAACAATTACAGGTATCGATCCAGACGATATATCGTTTATGAAGTTTGATACCGAGGTGGCACTGCTTGAAAGATTTATTCAAATCTGGCAGATGGAATATCCTGAAGTTGTTACAGGTTGGAACGTCGAGTACTTCGACATCCAATATATTGTCACTCGAATCATTCGACTTATGGGTGAAGAAAAGGCTAAGAAGCTTTCGCCTTGGGGTCGTATCTCACCACACTCAATCAACAAATTTGGTAAAGAACAGAAATCATATATCATATCTGGCCTGACCATCATTGACTATATGGATGCTTTCAAGAAGTTTGGTTACAAGTACGGCCCACAAGAATCTTATAAACTCGATCATATCGCCCATGTAGTACTCGGCGAGAAGAAATTGGACTACTCTGAATATGGAAACCTTAATGCTCTTTATGAACAAAATCCACAACTATATCTCGACTACAACCTCAAAGATACTCAGCTCATTCAAAGAATGGAAGATGAATCTGGACTTCTTTCGCTTGTACTTACTGTTGCTTATGGTGGTGGGGTTAACTTCAGTGATGCATTTGGTACAGTAGGAATTTGGGAAACAACAATATATCGCCGTTTGATGAAAGACAAAATTGTTCCACATCTTAAAGGTGGACCCGGCGAGCGAGCTGGTGAACTTGTCGGTGGTTATGTTAAAGATCCAAAAGTCGGCATGCATCCTTGGGTTGTATCGTTTGATTTGAACTCTCTGTATCCACACCTGATGCTGCAATATAATCTATCTCCTGAAACTTATGTCGAAGGCGAACGTGAATATGTATCTCAAGAAATGGTACTCGACGGCTCATATCAAAACAAAACTGATTATGCAGTATGTGCAAACGGCGCATGTTTCCGTAAAGACAAACTCGGCATCATTCCTGAGATCATTGATGAATATTATAATCGTCGTTCTGGTATCAAGAAAGAAATGCTTGCAGTAGAACAAGCTATTGAGAATGAAACCGATCCTGCTAAAAAACGACAACTTCAATCTCAGCAGACACAGCTTCATAACAACCAGATGGCTATCAAAATTGCTATGAACTCTCTTTATGGCGCCACTGCTAACATCTACTTCCTTTACTATATTAACGATATGGCTGAAGCTATTACAACATCTGGTCAGCTTTCAATTCGATATGCTCAAAAGTCCGTGAACGAGTATCTTAACAAGATTCTCAAGACTGACGGTAAAGACTATATCATCTATATCGATACCGACAGTATCTATGTTGATTTTGGTCCTCTTGTTAAAGCTTCATTTGGTACTGTTGACATCGATCGTAATAAAGGTGAGGAATTCCTCGATAAGATCTGTAAGATGAAGATTGAAGAAGTAATCGAAAACGGTTACAAAGATCTTGCTTCTAAGATGGGTGCATATCGCCAAGCTATGGTAATGAAACGTGAAAAGATTACTGATAAATCTGTATTCATTGCTAAGAAGCGATACATTATGAATACTCTTAACTCAGAAGGTGTTCATTACGAAACTCCAAAAATCTCTGTAACCGGCCTTGAATCTGTAAGATCATCAACACCGGAAGTCTGCCGTGATAAACTCAAAGAATCGTTCAAGGTTATCATGAATGAAGGCGAAGAAGCAATCCAGCAATTCATTGCTCAATTCAAATCTGAGTTCTTTAATCTTCCACCAGAAGATGTTGGTCGTAACTCAGGTACTGATAACATCGAGAAGTATACAGTTCGTGGTACTTACAAGAAAGGTTGCCCAATGCATGTTCGTGGTTGCATCCTCTACAATAAGTATCTCAAAGAAAATGGTCTGTCGAATCGTTATGAATCGATTACGTCAGGTGATAAGATTAAATTTGTATATCTCAAAGTACCGAATCCAATCAAAGAAAATATCATATCGTTCCCAGCGGTTCTACCTAATGAATTCAATCTCAAACCGTACGTGGATTATGAAACTCAATTCAATAAAGTCTTCCTCAGTCCTCTTGAGTCTATTCTTGAAGCTCTTGGATGGTCTGCTGAGAAGACAAACACAATAGAGGATTTTTTCGCATGAATCAACAAAGACTTGCCCAACTTGAAGCCGCATGGCGTTATCAAAACACAGTCGTAGAAGCCTTGGAAGCTGAACGAGCACCTGACAAATACGTTACTAAAGCTAAAAAAGAACGACTGCGCATTAAAGATATGATCGCACACTTAAAGGGAAATATAGAAAATGATGATAGCAAATAGGGAAAAACTTGAAGTGCTTACCATTACAATGGAAGAGTGTGCAGAAGTAATTAAAGAATGCGCTAAAATACAGCGATATGGCATACAAGGGAATAAAGAAAAACTTGAAACAGAAATTGGAGATCTAGGATGTATGTTTGACATTCTAGCAAAATATGATATAATCGACTTGGATAAAGTTAAAGAAGCCGCTAAGAATAAACGTGAAAAACTTAAAAAATGGAGTGATTTAGATGTCTGATTGGGCAAATGATATTTACATGATGCATAACAAATTTGGTGTGCGTGATTGGTTTGAAGCAAATAAAGATAACAAGGAACTGATGCGTAAGTATCTTATGTTCCGTGCTTTAATGTGTCAGGAGGAATTGAGTGAAACTCTTACTGCAATCAATAATGGAGATGCTGAAGAAATCGTTGACGGTCTTATTGATCTTTGTGTTTTTGCTATTGGCACTCTCGACGTATTCGGTGTTGATGCTAATGACGCTTGGGATCGTGTCTATAGTGCTAATATGTCTAAAAAGCCTGGAGTTAAGCCGGGCCGCCCTAACCCGTTTGGGCTTCCAGATCTTTTAAAGCCAAGTGGATGGACACCACCAACTCACGAAGGCAACCACGGCGATTTTGAAAAAGCTTTGGATGTTATTCCTCAGCCAAAACCCGAAGGTGGCTGGTAAAAAAAGTGAAAATGTTACCGTTATCATTTTTTGTTAGCGGTAACATTTATAAACCTTCTGTATAAATACGGTTACATTGTTATGCCACATTGCAAAAGGAGGTCCCACCATGTGCAGTCCATTTGTACGTAAAGAAGCCAACCGAATGAATTGGATCGTTAAAGGTAAACTTATAGATCCATCCTGGTCCGACAGAGACGTCGAAGCTACCTATAATTCATACATAAAGCGATTATGGGGAAACAACGAAAACTATGTTCATGAAATTGGATTTGAACAAGCCTGGAAGGCTAGAGAAGCAGAACAACTATCAAAAGAGTTAGAATCAGTCGCTGTCCTAGGATACGATTGATTTTTTTTTCAACTTTTTTATAAGCCATTGATTTCATTACAAACGTTTTTTCATTTTATTTGAAAAAAGGGTTGACATTGCCCTGCAAAAGTACTATATTATTAATATAAGGAAAAACAAAGGAAATCAAAATGCTACTACCAAACGGTTCAATGATCAAAAACGACGTAATCGAATGCTTTAACGCGGCGGTTGCAGACGAATTCAATACACGTCCTGGTGTTGGTACAACTGACTTCTGGAACTTTGTTGAGTCTGACATGTATCAAGGTCTTCGTATGTTCTACAACTCAGAATACATTGACGCTTGTTTTGATGTATTAGCTGACGAGTTCGAAGGTAATCTAAACCTTGAGCGTATCGAAATCTTGAAAAAAGATTTTCTAGGTATGGAGGCGTAATTATGGAAAAGCTACTTACCGCTGAAGAATACGCCACACTTGACGGACTTCTTCCGCGCGCTGAAGAATACGCCACATACGAAGATTACTGCAAGCCTCGTCGTGAACTTGGCTTGGGCGTCATTCCCCTCTCTCTTTTCAAAGCTTTAAAAGCAAATCCAATTCCAGCATCGGAGAAGTAATATGAAATATGATGAAAGACACGGGGGTCCATTCGATCGTGGTTCTGCAGACAGCTACTATGGCCGTGGATTAAATCCTCACTATTATAAAGGTGCAACATATCAATCTGACAGAGTTGAAATGGCTGATATGACCGCTGAAGAAATAGAAGCATATTATGCTGGTTATGATGATAATGAAGAATCCGGAAACAAAAAAGAGTGGTAGAATTTACGTAATCAATGCATTAATAAATATTATAGGCAGAGGGTAAAGCTCTGCCTTTTTTATGTGAGCGACGGGGTAAATCCGTCAAACAAGAAGGAGAAGTTTAATGGAACTACTCACATTGTGGAGCCTTGTCGGCTTCCTGCTTGCTGCATATGCGGTTATAGCGAACGATTCAGTGCAAACTCTCGGCACGTGGATGGCATCTAACAATGAGAGATTTAACTATAAAGTACTATGGGCAGCGGCTTCTGCTGTTCTTCTAGCAACACTCTGGTACGGTTGGAGTGTTAATGGTGGCGACATTAGTTATGGCCGTTTGAATAAGATCCCGTGGCAAGAAGTACAATGGTACCACGCCGCAGCACCAGCTATTCTTGTTGCTTTAACACGAATTGGTGTACCAGTTTCAACATCATTCTTAGTTCTATCAGTATTTGCTTCAACCTTTGTGTTGGAAAAAATGTTGATGAAATCTATTATGGGTTATGGCGTAGCAGCCTTATTTGCTTACGCAGTATGGTTTGCCATTAATAAGTTTGCTCATAAATGGTTTGATGAAACTCAGCCAGTAAGTGAAGATAATAAACGTTTTTGGCGGATTGCTCAGTGGGTTGCTACTGGCGGATTGTGGTGGACTTGGTTGTCACATGACATGGCAAACATTGCGGTATTCCTCCCGCGTCAAGTACCTGTAGATCTTATGATTTTGATCTCATTTGTATTTGTCGGTGGTTTGTTCTTTATGTTTAGAGAACGTGGTGGTAAGATCCAACAAATCGTTTTGGAAAAACATAACACAAGATATGTTCGTTCAGCTACGTTGATTGACTTATTCTATTGGTTGTGTTTATACTTCTTTAAAGAGCTAAACGATATTCCTATGAGTACAACTTGGGTATTCGTTGGTTTGCTAGCAGGTCGTGAACTTGCGATGGCTACATACTTTGGTAAGAAGAAAACAAAATCTGTATTTCCTCTTGTAGCGAAAGACTTTGGAAAGATGATGGTAGGACTTGGAGCTTCAGTTGCTCTTGTACTAATGGTACATTACATTATCAATCCAGTGTGACATTTTTGTCAAGTAAAAAAATTTTACAGAAGGGGTTGACATTCAACTCCTTTTGTGTTATATATAAAAAGTGGACGTTGAAACAAAATAAAGACGGATCGGACCGCGGGGCAGTACCGCGCACCTCCACCATAAACACATGAGGATATAATGAATTGGGATTGGCACTGGATAAGTTGGTTTAAAGGAACACCTTTTCAATGGGGTGAATTTAGATTTAATAGTGGCAATCCATATAAAAGTTATAGATTTGGACCATTACTTATTCGTGTGTTTATGATGGGGGCGAATTAGGATCGACGGACGGAATAGTTGAGTGGAGTTCACCGTGTTGGCCTACGTTATTCAGCCAAAAACTACAAATGCAAATGATAATTTTGCACCTTCTGGTTTTGCTCTAGCAGCATAATTAAGGGGGTTGGTCACTTAC